ATGTTGCTGTACCGTTAAACGCTGTTGCTGTTACGTTTGCGAATGTTGGTGAATCAGTTGTGCGAACATGCTGATTCATTGTATCTGCATAACCGTTATCTGTGAAACGACCGTCTAGATCAACTGTCACTGAACCTGAGTTTTTAGTTAGTGTTAGAACACCATTTGAAGTGCTGAATGAAGCACCAGTTAGATACGTATTTGAGTTTGCATCTGATGTTGTAACTGCTGTTGTTGTGCCGTCACCTTTTGTAAAAGTGATTGTATCATTTGATACTGATGCACCAACGAATGCGTCCATTGCCCACTTACGTGAGATTGAAACTGTTGAGTCGTCACCTGGTGTATCTGAGATACCGCGCCATGTGTTAGCATCTGAAATTGATACTGATTCTGATGTACCGTCACCTTTATGGATTGTGATCGTATCGTTTGATACTGTTAGTGCATCTGTTGCTCTCATTGCTTGTGCTGATGTTTTATCAACTTTTGCAGCAATGTTAGCAGTTGTTGTAGATGCAAAGTTTGCATCGTCGCCCAGAGCCGCAGCTAGTTCGTTAAGTGTGTTTAACGTACCTGGAGCAGCATCTACTACTGCATTGATATGATTATCAATTTCTGTATCCACTTGAGTTTTTGTATAATAACGAGTATCGTGTGTGTGAGAATCGTTACCAATTGCAACTGATAGTGAAACATTTGCTGTACCGTCAATTGATACTGAACCTGATGCATCGCCACCAAGTGTAATAGTACGTGCTGTTTCCCATTTTGGTGCTGATGTGATATCAAAATCAAATTCATTTGACGAATCATCATATGTTACTGTGATACCTGATTCAGTGTTACCTGTAACCATTCCACCGATTAAGTCTTGTAACGTTTCTTTTGCTGATGTGCCAAGAGTTAGAGTAGAGTCAATTGATAGAGCACCACCAACAGTAATATCATCACTTGAACTGTTACCTAGTTGAACATCTTTTTTGAACTTAGTGTCTTTGTTAACAACTGTATCAAAGTCATCATCATTCGTGTCTGTTGCTTCACCGTCTGTTGTTGTAAGTTTTGCTGCTAGAATTGAAACGTTACGTTCAATATCAGCAATACGACGAAGGTTTGATTTTGAACCAGAGAATACGATATCGTCTGCGCCCGGCTCACCTGTGATTGGTTCCATTGAACCATCTTTACCAACTTTTAGTACAACGTCACGTTCATCTGTGATGCTTGTGAAATCGCTGTGATTGTTGTCTTTTTGTGATTGGATGTATTGACCCCATGATTGGATAACACCGCCAATTCTAAATTTTCTTGATGCCATTTTTCTCTCCTTAAATTGTGAGTTACTTAGTACGAGCTATACTCTATCTGAATGATATGTATGCAATAGTCGGGGGAATGGCTTCCCCCGACCTTGACTAAGTTAAGTTATTAACTGTAGATTACTGCTTCGATTTCATCGTTCTCCGCTAGAAGATCCGCATCGAAAGTAAGCGTACCGTTAGATGTATTAACAGTATATTCTGTTGGACGTAGTAGTTGTCTGTTTAGATATACTTGATAAATTTCTGTGCCTGCAACATTGAAACCTAGATCCGATGCTGAAATCGCACGTGATGAACCAGTGTTATTTGTTTCATCTGCTGCTGTTACAACATATACACCTGAATGCGTCATTGATAGTGCTGATTTAACTGCCGCTACCGCTCTTGCATCTGTAAAGTAAAGATTTGATGTACCTTCTGAAAGATCATCTGTATCTCTTGAAGCGATACTTAGATTTACACCAGTTGCATTAGCTACACGTGCATCTGCTCTTGCATCTGTAAAGTACAGATTTGTTGAGCCTTCAGTAATTTCATCAGTGTTATCTTTTCCAGCTACCGCTGTTGAGATTGCTGATGTGTATGCTGAAGTGATTGCAGTTTCACGTGTATCCGTATACGCTTTAGCGTCTACTTCTGCTTGGTCTGCGTATGCTTCATAAGCAGTTTCGATAGCTGCCTCACGTGTGTCTGTATACGCTTTAGCGTCTACTTCTGCTGTATCTGCGTATGCTTCGTATGCTGAAGTGATTGCAGTTTCACGTGTATCCGTATACGCTTTAGCGTCTACTTCTACTGTATCTGCGTATGCTTCGTATGCAGTTGTGATAGCTGTTTCACGTGTGTCTGTATACGCTTTAGCGTCTACTTCTGATTGATCTGCATATGATTGATATGCAGTTGTAATTGCAGTTTCACGTGTGTCTGTATATGCTTTCGCATCTACTTCTGCTTGGTCTGCGTATGCTTCGTATGCAGTTGTGATAGCTGTTGCACGTGCTGCATCTTTTGCTTCTGCTGTTGCTTCTGCATCTGACTGTGCTGTATCTGCATATGTTTGGTATGCAGTTGTGATAGCTGTTTCACGTGTGTCTGTATACGCTTTAGCGTCTACTTCTGCTTGATCTGCATATGCGTTTGCCGCTGTTGCACGTGCTGCATCTTTTGCTTCTGCTGTTGCTTCTGCATCTGATTCTGCTTGGTCTGCATATGATTGATATGCAGTTGTAATTGCAGTTTCACGTGTATCAGTATATGCTCTCGCATCTGTTTCTGCTTGATCTGCATATGATTGGTATGCTGTTGTGATTGCAGTTTCACGGTTATCTGTGTAGATTTTTGCATCTGCTTCTGCTGAATCTGCATATGCTTCTATAGCTGTTTGGCGTGCTGCCGTATAGAAACGATTCGCTGTGCCTTCTGATACATCATCAGAATCATGGTTTGCAAGAGATGAAACTGTACCAGTTACGTCACCTGTTAGATCACCGATGAATGTATCCGCTTTAAAATCTTCTGCGCCTACTGACCAACGATTGTTTGTTTCGTCCCATAGTAACTGAACATTTAAGTCGTCACCACGTTCAACTTCAAGACCAGCATTTTGTGATGCGTTACCTAGAGCATTTGAATTTAGTAGAAGAATGTTATCTGCTAGTTCAATTGTTTCTGAGTTAACTGTTGTCACTGTGCCTGTTACTGTTAGTGAACCACCAACTGCAACATCGCCCGAGAAGTCACCTGTTGTTGCATCAACTGCTAGTGAACCACCTGAAAGTTGTGATGAAATTGTTGAGTCAACATATGTTTTGTTTGCAGCATCCGCACCGTCTACTGGAGCAGAAACTTCTTTGATACGATTTGAATTCATATCTAGGTGATCGCCAAACTGTAGATCGCCTGTTAGTGCATTCACTTCACCATTTACAGAAATACCTGCTGCTGATGAAAGTTGTAGAGAACCTGTACCGGTTGTTTCTACTTTTAGATTTTGGTTTACATCAGTTGTAATGTTGATCGTACCCGCATTGTCTTCGATAACTTTCTTACCGTTAACATAAAGTGAGCCAGGACCAACGTATACGTCACGCCACATGTGAGTTAATGAACCTAAGTCATATGTGATGTTAGCTGATGGAATGATGTGACCTGTCATACCTAGGTCACCTGCGATTGTTACGTCATCTGAAAAAGATGCCGTTGATGTTACATCAAGTGTACCACCGATAGTCACGTTTGAAGTAAAGGAACCGGACGAAGCGTTCGATGCCGCACCTTCACGTGCTAGTGGAAAACCACCTGTTGTTGAACCGTCGTGTACGACAAGAGTTTTCTTGTCTGTATCAACTGTAACCTCACCCAGAAGACCTGTGAAAGAGTTATGTTGAGTAGTATTACCACGTCGGAATTGGATTGCATATGCAGCCATATTATATTCTCCCGTCTATAAAAATCGATTTGTTATAAACAATACTGGAATAGGGGATCAGCATCGTCTAACAGTATTTATCGCAAATACTGAAACAATTTAATTTATAGTTAATTATTGAAAGTTTATTATAGCATTAAATGACTACAACTTCAACTAGTTTTCTGCCGTTTTCTAAATTAGTTTCAATTGCTTTTGCAAATACTGCACAGCCCATATCACGCTTACCAACTGATTTAGCAAAGCCCGGAGTTGATGAAGTTACAAGTAAATCGCCTTTAGATACTGGACCAATAACTTGACATGGCACACGTCCTTTAAGAGCGATGTATGGATGTGTATCATCTGATCCTGCATCTGAATTCATTTTAAGAGCAGGCTTTCCAGATATAATACCAGCAACAGATACGTCTATTTCTTCTAAACATTCTGTTACTTCTTTATCTCCGCCAAACACTACTACTGTACCTACTGCTAGTTTTTTATCAGCTTCGTATCTTTCTGCAAGGTCAGCATATGTAGATTCAACTTCATGACCATAAATAGTACGCCACTGTTTTGTTGAACTACCAAGATCGTATGCATCATCAGTACCTACTAGAATTGATCCAGTCATTGTTCCGCCTGTTATTGATAAGTCATTATCTGCTACAGATCCTACAATCTGATAACCAACATGACGAACAAGAATAACTTGTCCTGATGGTGGAGTAGTTGTGAATGTAATTGTTGTACCACTTACTGTATAGTCAGATCCTGGCATTTGAGTAACACCGTTCATTGTTACGATCACTGCATCTGCATTACCTGGTGTTACACTCATAGTAAAAGCAGAATTCGTACCATCACCTGTTAATACATCTTTAGTAACTGCTGGAATATTTGAAATATTATCAAAATGCACATTTGCATCACCTGATACACCAAGGTCTGTTCTTAAAATATTAACACGTGTATCAGTTCTTGATTCTGTATAATAAAGATTTGTAGTACCTTCTGCTAAATCATCAGTAGTTGATGAAGCTAAACCTTGTGTTGATATAACACCAGTAGATGAATTATATGTTAAGTCACCTGATACTGAGATTGCTGATCTTGCTCTTGCATCTGTATAATATAAATTTGCACCTTCACTTAAATCTGTTGTTGATCTAATAGCAAAACCTGCTGCAACTCTTGCATCGACTCTAGATTGTGTATAATATAAGTTTGTACCTTCTGCTAAATCGTCTGTGTCATGATTTGCAATCGATGAAACAGTACCAGTTACATCACCAGTCACATCGCCCAAGAACGTGCCACTTGTGTATAAATCTTCAGCGCCTAACGACCAACGATCTAAATTTTCATCCCATACGAATTGTACATTTAATGCTGTACCACGTTCAATTTCTAAACCACCAGATTGTGTTGGGGATCCAGTTTCATTTGAATTTAATAGAAGAATATTATCAGCAAGATTTATTGTTTCAGTGTTGATTGTAGTTGTAGTACCTTGTACTGTTAGATCACCAGTTAGAACTAAGTCTGCAAATTCTACATCATCTGTTGTAGCTACAGATTGTCCTATAGCAATTTCACCATTAGTTACAGTTACACCAGTTCCACCAGAGATATGTGTTCTAACTTCAGCAGCACTTGGACCAGTATAAGAAATAACACCAGTTGATGAATCATATGATACAGAACCATCGCCGCCATTATCTGTTACTGATATTGATGCTCTTGCTCTTGTATCTGTATAATATAAATTTGTCGTGCCTTCTGCTAAATCATCTGTATCATTTGATGATAAGTCAAAGCCGCCAGTTGAGGTAGCGGAGATAGTAAGAGTATTTGCGTTATCATCATATGTTATGTTTGTGTTAGTACCAGCTACTAAAAGACTTGACACTCTATCATCTACACGCTCATCAGTATAGTATAAATTTGTACCTTCAGTGATTGCTGTAGTAGTTTGTGCAGGCATAGTGAAAGAAATGACACCGGTTGAATTGTCATAACTTAATGAACCTGTTGCACTAATTGCGCCTCTTGCTCTTGCATCTGTATAATATAGATTTGTTGATCCTTCAGAAAGGTTATCCGTATCTTTTGTTGCAAGTTGTGTATCAAAAGTAGTATTAAAATCAGCGGTTGAAAGTTTTGTAGCAATACTAGTAGTAATTGTTGTACTGAAATCTGCGTCATCACCCAGAGCCGCAGCTAATTCGTTTAGAGTATCTAATGTTCCTGGAGCTGTATCTACAAGTGCATCAATCTTTAATTGCGCTCTTGCGTCCGCTCTAGCATCTGTATAATATAAATTTGTTGAACCTTCAGCAACATCATCTGTTCCTAGTACTATAACTCCTGTTTGTCCATTGACACTTGTAACTGCGCCAGTAGCAGATAAGTTTAATTGGTTCGATCCATCAGCATAGGTAACAGCTATATTAGTATGGTTTCCTCTTACTAGTAAACCAGCAACAATGTCTTCAACATCCTCTGTGACTAATTTATCCTCAAATTCTATAATACCACCTGAACCAATAGACAATATTTGTCCTTCAAATCCACCAGTAGTGTCTAGTTTTAATAAAGATACACTGTTATCTTCTAAAACAAACTTACTTACTTTTGTTATACTCATTTTTTCTCAACCTTTATATTTTGATAACACATTCTACAAGTTTTTCATTCTCAGATGTATTAGTTTCTAAAGCAATTCCTACTAAAGCTGCTCCATTGTAATTATTACTCGCAACGCCGTTTTCATAAACATAAACTGCCTCGCCTTTTCGTATTGAACCATATACTCTCACAGGTACTCGACCTTTAAGAGCTAATGCTTGTCCTGTTATACTTTCATTCATTAAAAATGCTGGGTTCTCTGAAACTACACCGATCGGGAAACTACCCGATGTTGCAGGAGAAGCCTCATAATTTTCATTATATGATACCATCATTACAGTACCAACAGCATGTTCTTCATTTGTTGTATATTTTTCTGCAAGGTCAGCATACTTAGCATATGTTGATGTACCATGAAAGTTAGTCGCTGTTACATCAACAAAACTAGGAGAGTCAGTAGTTGCAACTCCTTGATTCATATTATCTGCATTTGCATTATCAGTATATCTACCATCTAAATCAACTGTAACGGTGCTTGCATCACTCTTTGTTAATGTAAGAACCCCGTTTGCTGTACTAAATGATGCACTGGATAATACTGTATTTGTATCTGTATAGCTAGTGATATACCCACTATCGTTTGTCAATTCACTAACATTAGATGGTATACTTAAATTTCCTATTGCAGTAGCAAGTTCTGTATCAGTAGCCATTGCATCTTGTATTTCTTTCAACGTATCAAAAGAAGAATTTGCACCGTTAACTAAATTACTGATAGCAGTATCTACATATGTTTTAGGTGCAATCGTAGAGTCTACTGAAAATTCTGTGCTGGTCAATGTTAATCCAGTTCCAGCAGTATATGTTGTGTCACTATTAGTATCTGTATCAGTCCAAGGAACGTTTACAAACATTTTTCCACTTGACAATTCAACTGGATAGTTTTTACCATTCTCACTATATCCAATTTTAACTAATCCTAACGTACTTGATGTGGCAGTTGAATATGTCGTATCAGTATAACTAGTAAGATATCCACTATCGTTTGTAAATGCACTTACATTTGTTGGCACTGTTGGAATAGTTGGCGTATTTGTTAAGTCATTATAAGACCCAGAAAATAGTTGAGTAGTTAATGCATATGATGATAGGTCTTGATGTGCTGTCAAGTATCCACTATCATTTGTGAATGAACTTACATTAGTTGGTATAGATGCAGATGTAATATATGCACTATCGTTTGTAAATGAACTTATGGCAGTTGGTATAGATGCGGATGTAATATATGCACTATCGTTTGTGAATGAACTTATATTACTTGGTATAGCTGAAGCTGTGATGTATGCACTATCATTTGTAAATGAACTTATGGCAGTTGGTATAGATGCAGATGTAATATATGCACTATCATTTGTAAATTCTGATACATTAGTTGGTATAGATGCAGATGTAATATATGCACTATCGTTTGTAAATTCTGATACATTAGTTGGTATAGTAGGACCAGTATAACTCACCTCAAGAGTTCCTCCAGAACCTAACGTAATAGTTCCACCGCCTGACAAATCACCACTAGTATTAATAGTTATTGTAGTATGACCTTCAACTGCTGTGCCTACTGAACTACCAAATACATTATCGTGCAGATTAGTATTCTGAACTGTAGAACTTCCTAGAATATATGAATTAATATTTGTAGTCATTACATCATACTCACAAACACTTCGATTATCCCTTCGCCACTCTCATTGTTACCGATTGCTTTACCGATTACAGTACCAATCATTGGTACACCGAGTGATCTTTTTGCATATCCTGCTTTGTCTGAGGTTACTAATAAATCACCCCTATTAATCTCACCGATTACTTTACATGGTACACGTCCTTTAAGAGCAATATACGGATGAGTATCAGAGTTACCTGCCGCAGAATTCATTTTAAGTGCTGGGTCTGTAGAAACAATACCAACAACTTTTGTACTTGCTAACATTGTTGTAGTTGTGACTTCTGCTTCGCCACCTAATACTAATACTGTTCCCGGTTCATAAGGAGCATCTGATGCATAGCGTTCTGCTAAATCTGCATAAGTTGCTTCAACTGTATTTCCGTAAATTGTATTCCATTGTTCTGTTGCTGTTCCTAAATCATGTGTCGCATCTACTGATGGATTAATACTTCCTGCAACTGTATTGTTTGCATCATTAACCATGTAATTCGTTGGAAGGTCTGCATTAGTAATGTAACCACTATCATTTGTAAATGATGATACGGTTGTCGGAATTGTTGGAGTATTTGTAAAATTTGTATAATCTAGATAATAGCTTCCCGGTTGTGCATTTAATGTATCTGCATCAATTATAGCTGATGCTGATGTATTCGTAGCCATTTTAATTACATTCATCACACTACCATTACCTAGTGCTGTCGATAATGTAAGCGTTGTACCAGACATTGTGTATGAAGTTGTTGGTTCCTGTACTACACCATCAATGTAAACAAGAACTTGCCAATCCTGTGACACAGAATATGGAAGACTATACTGGGTTGTAGTACCATTACCAGTAAATGTATTGAACTCAAGTTTATTAATTTTTTCTGCGGTATCAATAACAATCTCATTACTATCAGTAGAAAGAGAAACTACTAAATCACCGTTACCACCGGAAGCTGTTCGACCTTCTCTTATTGTTCTGAATGCTGCTTGTGTAGTATTTGCAGTATTAAGAACCTCTTCGCCTGTACCTATATTAGTTGCATCAAAACTGATTTCGAATGTATTAGCAGGATCAGTGTATAAAGCTGAAATACCATATGATGCATTGAATAGATTACTAATTCTATCATCAACACGTTCATCAGTGAAGTATAAATTAGTTGTGCCTTCAGTTAGTCCATCTGTAGTTATAGTAGTAAACGACCCTTGAATGTCTACATCACCAGCTACTGATAAATCTTTTGAGAATGTAACGTTTTCGCTTGCTTCTAAAAATGTAAATTTACCCGATGCTCTAGTTGTTGCACCGATAACGGTGTCATCAATATTACCACCTGTAATAGTTACAAGAGGAGACTCTAAATCACTCAATATAGAAGTACCAGTTGCAGTTAAATCACTAGTTGTTAAAGTTGTACTTTCCATAATTGATGAAAATAAAGATGACGTATGAAATGCTTCCCACCTGTCATCTGTTTCGTTCCAACCAAACTGTGCATTTGTTTCGCCATCTCTATCAACTTCAATACCCGCTTTATCTACATCCAATGAAGTTATCAACATGAATGGATCTGCTACTGTTGTTTGTTGAGTATTTACAGTTGTTGTAGTTCCTTCTACTGTAAGATTACCGTTGATTATAACGTTGTGTTCTGTGCCATCAGTATCTCCGATTATAAGTGTATTATTTCTCGATTCAATAATTGCAGCATCTGTGCCATTATCGAAGAGAACTTTTTCACCTTTAAGGAATAGTCGGTCACCAAATTTTAATTGTTCTGCCATGATATGTTCTTCCAAACTTAATTATACAAGTCTATTTATCAGTTTATCGAATTAAAGCTGGAGCCAATAAAAAACCCGGGAGTTTCCTCCCGGGTTAATATTATTAATCGTTTAAGTAAAACTTATACGAATGCTAGGTTTGCAACGTCGATTTTTGAAACGTAATCTGCTGCGTTACCTAGTGATGATGCTGTGTTTGTTAGCTCAACGTAACCGTAACGAGTCATGAATGACACTACTGGTTCGAATGATGCTGGGTCCACAACAACGCCTGATGACATTAGTGGTACGTATGGGCAATAGAATGCTGCTGCATCAATTTCGCCTGAGCCTTTATAGCCTAGTAGAACTGGTGCTGCGTCATTTGCATATGTGTTTACATATACACGCATTGTACCGTTTAGTGTACCAACGAATTTTGTATTTGTTGGTGCTTCGAATGTACCTTCTGTTGTACGTGCGAATGCTGATGTTGTAGCTGACTGTAGCACTGTTAGCGCCGCTGGTGATACAACTGCCCAGTTAGCTGCGCCACGTCTTGTGCGCTGTGCTACTAGGTTAGCTTGTTGGTTGATTAGAGTTGCTAGAACTGCGTGACGATCACCTACGAATGTTGGTGTGCCTGTGAATGCTGCGTTCATGTCGAAAGTCGCACCAGTTGTCGCTAGATTTTCTAGTGAACCTAGAACTTCTTGGTCGATTTCTGCTGTGATTTCCATAGCAAGTGCTGCCATGATCTCTGCTTCAACGTCTAGGCCGTGCATTGCGTTAGCGTCTTGTGCCGCTTCGAATGTCCAACGTGCTGATAGCTTACGTGTTTTCGCTTCAACAGTTTGTTTCATCACTTGGATTGACATTCTGTTACCTGCTGTACCTTCCATAGCTGCTGTCGCCGCTGGTGCTGTACCATCTGCGCCTGAGTATGATTTAGCAATATCGAATGGTGATAGTGCTTCTTGGCCTGCTGTTACGCCTGCTGCGTTATCTGCATAACGTACACGTAGTGTATGAATCTGACCTACTGGACCAGTCATTGGCTGTACGCCGATGATTTCGTTTGCGATAACTGTTGGCATTACACGACGGATAACTGGTAGGATCACTTTGTTTAGTGTCGCAATGTTACCTGCTTGTGTTGCGCCTGCTGTTGCTGATTCTGCAAGAGCTACTTTTGTGTTGTTTAGTACTGATGACATTACGTCACGTTTGGTGCCTTCTAGACCTTCTAGTAACGCATCACGTGTGTTGTCCCAGTTGTTTCCTTCAAAAAGATTTTCCATCTGTTTGATTCTCCTGTGTTCTGGTTAATTACTTTAGACCGGCTAGTTTTCTTAGCACGACTATATCAGCATCGCCGTCTGTTGATGTTGGAGTTTCCTGTTTTGCTCCACGATCACCAGTTTGTTCTGTGACTTTGCTTTCTGTTAATGTTTTTGTTTCTGCTTTCGCTGAAACTGATTCATTTAAAACTGCTGGTAGATATTTCTTAAATGCAGTTTTTAAATTAGTTGTTTTTACTGTTTCAAGTAAATCAGACATTACTTCACGCTTTTGACCAGCAAGTGGTGATAGTAGTTCGTCTAGTTTCGCTTTGCGATTAATACGATCTTCCATTACACGATTTGCTTTTTGCGCTGTAGCAATATCTGCTTCTTTAGCAGTAATCATTGCTTCTAGTTCTGCAACTTTATTAGCAGATTCGTCTAGCTTAGTATTCATTTTAGCTACTTCTGTGCCTTCATTTAGTTGTGATGACATGAATTCGCCTGCGAATGCTTCAAACAATTTACGACCAAATTCATTTTCTTTAGCCGATTGAATGTCTTCTTTAAGCGTTACGATTTCTGAACGTAGAGCGTTAGAGATTGTGTTCTCTACTAACTCTGCTGAACGTTTGATAAAAGATTCCTTAGTTTTCGTAAGAAGTTCTTTACCCTCTGCTACCATGCGTACTTTAGTTTCTACTAATTCACGCTTGTCGTTGTGGAATTCTGCAAGTTCACGTGATAGTTGCTTCACTACAAACGATTTTGTCGTTTCTAGATTTTCAGCTACTTTTGCACGGTCTGCTTGTAGTTCCTTAACTTCTGCTGCAAGATGAGAAGTAATGAATTTTTCGAGGATCTTTGCGTGTTCAGAAATTGCTTTCTTATACGCAACTCGTTCTGCGATTAGAGCTTCACGATCCGTTTTGAACTCTGTCATTTCAGCACGGATTGCTTCATTTAGCATATTATCCATTGCTTCAACGATGACACCTTTGTCATGTTCAAACTTTTGTGCGAACTCTTCACGCAACTCGGCTGTAATTTCCTCTCTTGCTTCATTAAGTTTTACTTCCATAGCCTCTTTGATAGCTGCACCAGCTTCTTCGCTTAGTGCGCCAGACTCTAAAAGATTTGCAAGAATTTCGTTTGCCATTGTTGCTTCTCCTGTTTTACAGTTTAAGTTCACGAATGAACTTTACTATTTCTTCTGACAAGTACTTTTGTGCCGACTTGTCGTTTTGAACACTTTGAGCAAGCTGCCAAGTTTGATAGCCGCCTTTCATGTTCATTAATCCTTCGTAGATCGCTTTTGGGTACGCTTCTGGCGCACTCGGTTGAGCTACGATATCTACAGTTACAATCTCAAAGTTACTCACGTTACCATCATTACCAACTTCGCCTGAACCACGAGATGAGACACCTAAAGTAGCGCCTGATTCGATTAGTGTTCTGATGATGTTACCCATTGGTGTAGGAACAATTTTAAGTTTACCATAGCCGTTTGGTCCGTCCATCCACATATTTTCAATAATATGTGACACACGGTCAACGTTTACTGTTAATTCCGGTGGATGATCACATTCACCTAGAACAGGGAAGCCTTCAGAGATTTTTTTCTGAACGCTTTCTACTGCTCTTGAGATTTCTGAAACCGGGTAAACACGCTGGTTAGCATTCTTAACGCCACCTTGGACGAAAATACCTTCCATAAACATGTTTTTTCCACCGTCTTCACCTTCGACAATGCGAGTTTTAACACCTGCTTGACTGTGTGAAAATCTTTCAATAAGAACGGTCATTGGTTTCTCCAAATAGAATTAAATTATGATGTGATTGACTTGTTATTCACACCATTATCACCTGGCTTTGCCGCTTGATTTGACATTGCTGGTGCTTTTGAGTTGCCTGATACATTTACATTCTTTGTACCCATATCTTTTGGCGCATCACCTGAACCGCCTGATGTGTTACCATCATTCGCTTTTACTGGTGCTGCATTTGAGTCATCGCCTGGACGCTTTGCATTTGCGTTTACAGTTGATGCTGTGTTATCGCCGTTGTCGCCTTCTGATGCTGACACTGGAGTTACATATTCGTTTAACTCTTCGTCATCTTCTTCTGCGTCATCTTCTGATTCTTCTAAGTCTAATTCTTCACCTTCTTCTAGGTCTTCGTCTTCTGACTCGTCTAGTTCTAGTTCGAATGACTCTTCCATATCATCTTCAGCTTCGTCTTCTGCATCCATTTCGTCTGCATCGTCTTCACCTGACATGATTTTTTCGAATTCTGCTTCTAGTTCAGCTAGTGCTGATTCTAGATCATCTACACGTGCTTCAACGCCGTCTTCTGATTCTGCTTCGTCGCCCATTTCTAGGTCGTCTAATGCTTCATCGTCTTCCATTTCGTCTTCGTCATAGAATTCTTCGTTTTCGATTTCTGATGCATCTGACTCTAGTTCGTCTGATGCTTCTTCTTCATCACTAAGGATATCGTCTGCTTCGTCTAATTCTTCTAATTCTTCTTCAACTACTTCATCACTTTCGTTTAGAAGGTCTTCGTGAATTTGACGTGCATTTTCTACGATAAAATCGTGCAGTAGCTCTTCCGCTGCTTCACGCTCCTCGTTGATAAGAAGTTCTAGTACTTGTTCTAGTTTGCTTGACATTATTATGTCTCCTTATCTAAAAAGCCACTGCTTATTTGTGGCGGGTGTAGAAACACTCTTTGTTTCAAAAGTATTTATAAGTTATTATAGTGTATGTTATGAAAATGCAAAAAAACGGCTTCTTTTGAGCCGTTTCATTGTCGTAGAGATATTTAGTATGTGACGTAAATAGTAAAACTTACTACTTAATAGAGCTTAAAGCTCCATATCGCCACCACCTTCACCGCCAGAGCCTTTATATTGACGCTGTACTTGTTGTGACTTAACACCTTCTTGATACTTACGATACTCACGTATCTTACGCAACTTTGATAGGTGTACTAGAGTTAGACGGTCTTTACGAGTATCGCCTAGCTCTATACTGTTGTGTTTATCCTCGTCTGGAGAATAGTTTTCTTTTAAATCTGAATATCTCATAGTAGTATTTATACTTCTTCGTCTGTTTCTGCGTTTTCCGATCCATCAATTACTGAACCGTCTTCTGTATCGTCTACATCTGTTTCATCGAAGTCAAAATCGTCTCCGCCCGCATCTGCTGGAGCAGGAGATGCACCTACACCTTTAAGTGTATCGCTAGATCCTGCTAATTCATCAGTATCTCCGTTTTCTTCACGCCACATCTTTTCGTTCTGTAGAATTTCGTCTTCTGTTAGACCTAAGAAACGAGTCATTGCAAAACGCTTACTAATATAATCTGCACCCTCAATACTTGAGAATACATTCATTGCAACTTGATCTACTTCTGCTTGACGGAACTTACCGAAGTTCTGAGGAGTATTGAATTGTAATGAGAAACGTGAACTCTCTACTTGTACACCACGATTTTTGCAGAACATCTTAAACTCGTTGTCTAGTTGTTCAACGATAAGTGCTTGTAGTCGTTCACAGAACTTAGTAAATCTAAATTCAGCAATCATTGCTGTGCCGACACGACCATCATTCACTGTAGCACCGCCATCGTCCATACCACCTAAGTATGAAGCTGGAACACGTAAGCCACGCAATAGTTTGTCGTTAAAGTATTTTAAATCATCAATCTGTCCTAAGTTCTCACCACCTGGTAGTGTCTCAACTTTAGATCCTCTGCCTTCAGCCGTTGATGCAAAGAAGTAATCTTCCATAATAGATAGTGGATTATATGCACTATCAGTAATGTTTTGTCCACCACCAGTCTTACTTGGAATACGTCTTTGATGAATTTCATTCTTAATACGTTCTAGGTGCTGACGTGCTTTGTGTGTCGGCATGTTACCCACATCAATATAGAATACTCTACGTTCTGGCGCACGTTGTACACGATAAATCAGAATAGCATCTTCTAGTAGTTCTTTTTGTTTATAAACTTTAAAGATAGGTTCTAAGATAGATGTACCGAAAGGCCAGAAACCATCAACACCTTCACTTAGTGAAATGTGTACAATATGTTGTGCATCAATTGGTGTTGTTGTTTGGTCATTTGCAAATCTAGAACCGCCTGCACTACCTGCTGTATAACCTTGTGTAGTATTAGAATTCATATTAGGCATTCCCATGCCTTGACCTGAAGTTTGTGTTAGCTTTTTAGTATCAGCGGTAACATTCATTCCTTCAATATTAATATCCATATCCTGAACATAATATGCTTCTACTTTTTTACCTTTACCTTCATTAACAATAACCTTGTCTACTTTGGCAGGATTAACCCAAAATAGTTTATATGTTTCTGGATCACGGACAAATACTTGATCGCCATACTTGATAGCGTTTCTAAAGATACGGAAGATACGCTTATGCATTTCATTAACAGAACACCATTGGCGTAGCGTTCTTTGTAAAACATCGTTCTCTGACTCTGTTGGATCTTCTGGAAAGTCAAACTTAAATGGCAATTTTGATTGTTCATCTTGAAGAGTCGAGAATTCAGCAATAATATCTAGTGCGGCGTTTACTTCTGAATCCATATCCATCTGGTCATACTGACCATAACGCTGAACACGGTTCGGTTGTCCCTGATAAACTTCAGGTAGCCAAGAGCTATAACGTTTATTAGACGCTTCACTGCCGCTTTGATTTGATGTTTGCCTTTCGGGCATACCATCATATGTTTTAAAGTATTTTTTCCAAGTTGCCATTATATATAATCCTGTATCTTTACGTATAATAACACACTTTTATCAGTGTGTCAAATGTTTTATTGTCTTAGTTGTGTTACTAATATATCAATTGAAGATATTAGTCTGTCACGTTCTGCCTTTTCTTCTGCTGATGCTACACTGAAGTCTAAAGCTCCTTCAGATCCTGTTGTATTTTTCATCGCTTCTATTAATTCTTGTACTTTTTCTTGGCTTAGCATATTGTTTTCGTTCATAGCTATTATCATATCTCCAACCATTCTAGTTTCTTCGGCAGTTATATTGTTATCTGCATCGTCAAAACCAAGTGTGTCTAATAAATCAGTACTATCGCCAGAACTTATCGCATTGAATGCCTTTCTATTCAAAGTTGTTCCTAAACTAGCTTCTAATGATGCTAATACACGCTCAGACGCCTGTTCACTAGTTTCCATGCGACCGCCGCCTTGAAGTACATAACCTTCAGAATCCTTTTGTCCAATAAAACCACCATGTGATGTCAACATCATTTGTTGTTCTAATGCTAATCGTTCTGGGTCATATTGCACAGTTTCATCTGCTTGTACTAGATTATTTAATCCTGCTTCAATTCTAAGTAGATTAGCCGCTTGTGGATTTGCTACTTCGATTTCAGAAATTAATTCTTCTAATTCTGCTCTATCACGTTGTAATGATGCAGTTAAACCACCTTGCGTATATGGATTTGCATCCGGACCTAAGTTTGATATTTCTGTTTCAGTACTATTAATTTTATTAACTAAGTCACCGATAGGACCAGAAGCTAATTCACCATTTGCATCAAACGCTGCTGCGCCGCCAAAGGTAGCATTAATAGATTGTCTCATTGCTCTTACTGCATCTGCGGCTTTTCCTGCCTCACTATCCAGTAGTCCGACACCACGTGCTATATCTGCCACACTTCCTACAAATCTATTAATAATTGATGTCACACCTGCTTGCGCAGCAAATGTAGTATCAAATATAATACCAGATACTTGATTTGCAACACCGGTTGCTTCTGCTTCTAAAGTTTCAATTAATGCTAGATTTGCTCTATTAAGTTTTGCTACATTCTCACCAAAGTTACCAGATTTTATTAGCTCATTATTTACACCTTCCATAGCAACTGTAAACTGTCGCTGGACTTCAACTGCACCTATTACTGCTTGGTCATCTTCTCCCAATTTAACAAATCCAGCATTTGCATCTTCTGCTGTTTGTGATTGTCTCATCAATTGTGCTAGTACTTTCATGCCTGTATCATCTGAGCCAGATGTAAATAGAACTCTGTTATCAGATGCTATACCTCTTATTCTTTCAATATCACCACTTAGATTAGCAAATGCATTTTGGAACCCTTCAGTTCCTCCTTGTTCTGATGCTGATGCTAATCTTTCAATTACTGGAAGAAGTTCCATTGCTATAGGACTTGATTGTAATTGTCTATATGCATCGGACATCATAAATTCTTGTTGTGAACCTGCTGCTAATCTTTGTGCAAGGGCTTCGCCTAGCTCAGTTTGCATACCTCCTGCAAGTCCTACTACATCTTGTACTTGTGCGGCTCTATCTGGATCCATAGTAGCAAGCAATGATGTAATATCATCACGTTTTAATGTATCTTTAATCATTTGTGCTGCATCTTCCATATTAATCTTCATAATATTAGATGTTGCAACAACGGTTGACATAAAATTGTCCATACCAAGTCTAAGTTCATTATTTGACATTTTGTCTAACATACCTAATGCACGTACAGATTCTAAGTATTCACCTGATACATTTGCAACTTCACCAAACTCCATACCAAACCTACGCATCATATCGCCGCCGTTATCTCCACTATATGCTAATGTGTTTACAAAATCTAATGCACCATTAACACCAGTAACACCAACTGCTTTTGAGAAACGCTGTGTAAACTCTGCGGCTTCTCCTAGAGTAAAGTTATTCACTCGAACCTTATCTGCAAATGCTGTTAGACTTGCACCTGATTCAGAAAGTCCTGCGGCTAGACCACTCTGTCTTAATTCTTGTGCGAAGTTGAATCTATCAGTTCCTTGTTGTAATAGATAGTTGTTTGCACCTTTAACTACTCCTGCAACTGCAACAACACCTGCAGCAAGTTTACCTGCAATACCAGATAGACTTGATAACCCAGCCATAAGACCTGCACTATCTTCAGCCATACCTTGTTTCATAAGGCGCTTTATCTCGTCATCATTTTTTAACTCTTTTGCAAATTGTTCTTTTCTCAATTTGATGGTGTCTTTTCCTAATGTTAGTAATTTAGTAAATGCACCTAATTGCTTTTTACTTGCTTGATCGGCAGAATCTGCGGCATCACTACCATCTTTTGCACCTTTTTTAATTTCTGATGCAACATTGTTCATAGATTGCATAAGTTTATTCATAGCCATCTGACCACGCTTTTCACCTAATGCAACCTGTGCTAGATACTTGGTGGACTCACTATTAAATACGTTAGCTTGCTTTAAAGCTGCCTCCACTGTCTTAATAGTTTTTTCAGTAGCAAAGTCAGGAAAATCTCTATCATCTCCAAAACCTCTAATAATTACGTCTTCTGCCATAAACTCTCTCACTTTTTGATTATATTCGTAGTTTATAATTGATTAAATAACTATAGACATAAATATAATGTATCGTTGTATTTATCAAGAGGCGAAATAAATGACAAATAACCCACTACAAAAATACTTTAGAAAACCATCAATTTATATAAAACTGCCCACAGGCGGTAAATTTAATCCAGAAATCAGTACATCACAATTAGATGAGATCGGTGTATTGCCTATGACTGCAATTGATGAGATAACTCTAAAGAATCCAGACGCACTATTAAATGGAGAAGCATTGATTAGTTTAGTTGCTAGTTGCTGTCCTGATATTCCTAATCCAAGAGGTATGTGTAATATAGATGTTGAAGCATTGTTTCTTGCAATTCAATATGCAACTTATGGCAGTGAATTAACACATACACATACATGTAAGTCATGCGAAGAACAAAGTGATTTTAATATTGATATCAATGTTATCTTAAATCGTTTCCCGGATATTGAAGAAGTTGAACCAGTAGAATTCGATAGTCTTAAAATACATCTTCAACCTCCCACAGTAGAAGCAATTACTAGACTAGCGTTAATTGATTTAGAACAACAACGTATTGTACGTTCTATACAAGATACATACGGCGATGAAGTAATGAAGGAAGATGAACTAGCAAGACGTTTCTATTCTAGTTTTAGAACAATCGCAGAACACAATGTTGAACTTTTGGCAAATACTATAAATTACATAGAGACACCAGATGGAGATGTCACTGATTATGATACTATCAGTGAATTCTTAGAAAACATTCCAACTAAGGTTGTAAATGAGATTAATAAAAAGATTGAATTTCTGTCTAAGAAGCCTGAGGATGCAACTACGTTTGAATTCTCATGCCCAGAATGCGAAGCGAAAGATAAGGTTGTCTTGGAGGTCAACCCTGTAAATTTTTTCGGCACTGGCTCATAACAGCCAGTAACAAAGAAATTGAAGAAAAAACAAAAAAGTTTGAAAAAGAGCTTGACAAGCTGCATAAAAATATGTTAAAGTTAACTTGGTATATGAGAGGTGGGGTAAGCATATCTGAATTACATGATATGCCAGTATCTCACATCGATCATATCAACGAAATTATAAAAGAAAACTATGAAATGAGTAAACAGGCTGGAACGCCAATACTCTAAGGCTAACATAAATAAATCAGGCTCTATTGAAAACTAATATAAATCTAATATAAAGAACACAAGGCTAATATAATGAAACAGGCTAATATATCACAACATAGTGGATCTGTTAGTTGGGTAGCCAACTCGGGATTGAATCTGCCAGTGTAAAAACTGTTGCCGTTGGACTAGTAGGGATGAATTCCTACAATCTTCTCGTAACCACATATACAAGTATTCTAATTACAACAGCCACGGCTCTAAAGGTGCGTGGTTGACCAGTTTAATAATATAACCGATGATAGGCTACTATAGCACTATCGATTACAATATACTCCGTCTGTTTGGACTTATTGTGATGCCGTTGGGTCGAAAGACGCAGTACTGAGTGAAGGGGGAATCGCCAACCGACCCCGTAGTTTCTGGCTACTAGCTCATAAACAGAGGCGATGAAGCTATGGCATGTATCCATAATTTTTTTGCAGTTGCTCTAGCAGTAGGGCAATTGTGGCTTAGCCGCAGGCATATATAAATACAATTATAATATAAACCATAAAGACTGATTAAATCGATTGAGCGAAAGCGATATGAGATTTATGAAGGATTAGGTCTTTAGACCTTATAAGATGAAATGATTTACTAATGAGTGATTGGAAATATGATAATAAGATAGTTAATGAATTACCTGATGATGTTGAGGGATTTGTTTATCTTATTACTAATACCACTAATAATAGAAAATATGTAGGTAAGAAGTTAGCTAAGTTTAAAACCACGAAGCCACCTTTAAAAGGGCGAAAGAACAAAAGACGTGGATATAAAGAAAGCGATTGGCGTACATATTGGGGTTCTTCTGATCATCTTAATGCAGATGTAGCAGAACTAGGTGAAGACAAGTTTACAAGAGAAATACTTCACTACTGTCCGAGTCGTGGTGCTTTAAGTTATATGGAGGCACGGGAACAATTCGAACGCCGTGTATTAGAAACTGATGAATACTATAACGGTATCATCAATGTTCGAATAGGCAGTTCGAAAGTTCTTACAGAATATTTAGAAAATTTTAAAGATAGATTATGATTTCTTCTTAGTAGCCTTTGCTTTTTTAGCAGGGGCTTTTTTTGTTGCACGTTTTTTCTTTACTGGCTTTTCATCTTTGTGCATGCCGTACCAGTCCCATCGTTCAATCAATGGTCTTACAGCGGCTTCGACTTGTGAGTCATTCCACTTGAATACATGCTTTACATCTTCGTAGAGTTTATCTTTATCGTTGATTACCCGCATCATACTGATAATTTGTTTATCTATTTGTATCCAGTTCAAGTCATTATCTTTCTAAGAATAGTTTTAGTACATATAATCCTGACATAGAAATACTAGTTGATATAATTAGTGCTGGCCAGAATGGCATAACATATACCATATATGCAAATATTGGAAAGAATGCTAAACTGATTAGTACAAAATATACAGTTTCTATTGCTAATTGTGTATATACTGAAACATCTACTCCTGCGTAATACATGAATATGATGCTAACAATACTACTTAATGGGATACCTAATATTAAGGCTCCCATTGTTGGATTGCCACGTTGGGCGATTGTAACTACACTGGCAATTATTATACCGCCAATGATTGCTTTTAATAAGAATTCCATGAGAGTATTTATTCAGTTTTTTTCTTACCACCGAATGCTGGTTTACGAAATTTATACTTCATGTCTTTTGCTTCAGTGTGTTCACCTTCAGCAATCTTTTTTACTTTGCCGCCATTCTTCAAAAACTCTTTGACTGCTTTTTCAGATTCTTCACGCATCATTTCACGTTCTTCGGCCTTACCTATAAATTTACTCATTATACTTTTATCCTTTCAATAATGAAAAAACCCAATGCAATCAGATGCATTGGGTTTTGTTTCATGCTCTGTGTTGAAACAATAAAGAAGTAAGCATTTTGAGAGAGGTTGAGAGGAGACACTTAACTTCCTTATTGTTATCAGTATAGCAGATAATCTACTATGTGTCAACACTTTTTTTACATGCTATTCTTTTTATCTTGAATTTCTTTACGGCGCTCTTTGGTTAGTTTACCAATATCACCAAGTGCTTTTCTTGCACGTGCCGCCGCAGCTTTTACGCCTTTTTCTTCCCAAGCAGCATGTTCTTTTAGGTAAGTTTCGTAACTTTCTACGATTTGTTCATGATTTGTCATTGTTTTCTCCTATATGACTGTATCTAATTCAACACCAGGTTCTAGTGTTTCTGTTTCTTGTGCAAACGTAGTGAACCCGTTTTCTTTTACTACATTCAGCACATCACTAACTCTTCCTTGAAGTTCATCACGGTGTGAAACTAAGAAGACTGAACGTCCACTGTCTCTAACCATTTTCTTCAATACAGCAAGTGATGCTTCTACACCATTAGTATCCATACCCGAATCAATTAATTCGTCTATAAACATAACATTGATTGTACTATATAGTGATTCAAATATATCACGGAATGCCCAGCTTAGTCCTAAGATTAAGCGATTGCGTTCACCACGTGATAAATTATCAAAGTCTAGGTCTCTTCCTAGTTCAGTGATTTCTACAGTTAGATCACTTTGGAATCTAACTTCGTGTGGTAGACCTAACTTATCTAGGTATGATTCTAAACGTTTGTTTAGGAATGATAAGTTTTGATCAATAATTTTCTTACGAATGAAGGAATCTTTATTAGTAAGAAGTTTCATTAAGAAGTCCTGATGTTCTCTAAATGAAACTAGCGTATTCATGTGTGAATAATCTAGTTCTTCTAATGAACTTTCACGCATTTCTTTGATTTGATCTGCGTAAGGATCTTCAGTTAATTTCTTTTGTTCTATCTGTTCTGTTAACATACGAACTGAATTCTGATGTTCGTATGCATCATTTAGTGAATCATAGAATACTGTTGGCTTACTACCAAGTTCACCGATTTCTGTAACAACAGTTTCATGTTCTTGTAGTTGCGTGTTGTTTGCAAGTAATTGCATAGTAGCTTCTTGCTTTTGTTCTTCTTTTGATGCAAGGATGCTTTCTTGTTTATCATCATGCATTTCTTGTCCACAAGCATAGCAAGTATGTTCTTTTAGCAACTTGATTTCGTTTTTTAGTTTAGAAATAACTTTCTCTTGCTTTGCATCATCTGCATTGATACTACTTATCCAACGGGTAGCTTCATCTAAACGAGTTTTCTTTTCGTTATATTCTGCAATGAATGTGTGGTTCTTAATCTCTGCATCGATATCGATATGTGTCAGTGCATCTAGACCTGTTTCTAAATCTGCTACATCTTTTGTATGTTTGTCTGTCCAGATACGTTGTCTACGTTCAATGTCTTTGATAGACTTTAGAATACGTCCGTTTGCATCTTCGATAGCTTTTAAGCGATACTCTTCATCTTTGATTTGCTCTTTAGTAGACTTTATTTCATCCTTTAAGCTATCTGCTTTGCGAGAAAGTTCAGTAATACCTAATAGTTCTTCAATGATTTCACGTTGATCATTAGGACGCATCGATAAAAATGGATCAGTATATGTATTCAATGCAACGATGTGTTTGAACATGTTGTGTGAAATACCAATAATGGAATCAACTTCGATTTGCGTTTGTCGCATTTCGCCTTGTGCTTCATCTTGCATATCATTCATATCAACGCCATCACGTTTTAACTTGAATACATTAGGAGAACGACCACGCTCAATGCGGTACTCGCTTCCGTTATATTCAAAATCAACTGTGACTAACATGCCTTTGCCGTTAGTCTTATTGATTAAGTTATTCTTTTTGATGTTTGTTAATGCGTTGCCATATAATCCATATGATAGTGCATTGATAAGAGTTGTCTTACCTGTACCGTTACGTGAACCATCACCACCTAAGTCTATGTTGTTTCCCAGAACGAGTGACAATGCATCACGTTCTAGATCGATTCCTTGTGTAACGTTTCCGACACTCATAAAGTTTCGGATCGTAATGTTCTTTAATTTTAGCAAAAGTAATCTACCTCTCTCTTGCGTATGTCCCATGTTGAATAGGATCTAATGAAATTTCATTAATATTAACATATTCTGGTTGATTAAGCAACCATAAAACAACATCTGCGATATATTCTACATCAATTAGTTGTCTATCTGGGTGTTTTTTCATAACATTTTCAGTAGTCAAACTACCAGGAGATAAAAGAGTTGACTTAACATTAGATCCTCCAGCAGTCATATAAGTTAGATCACGGTTATAATCCCGCAATGCTTTCTTTTCTGTTGGGTATCTCCATGTTCTACCTTTAACACCTGTATCCGCAGTCGATCCCATATGAATGAAATGCGCATGTACGTCTGCATCATTGGCACGGTTGTATACATTTTCTGCAATCATAACTTGGTGAAATTTCCACATAGCAGAGTTGTTTATAAACACATTGAATTCATTTTCTACGAAATGATTTCCTAAACGTACTTGTTCTAAGTATGTATCTAATTGCCATCCAGTTGCTCTACTTGCACATTCATATTCGAAACTATTTTCTTCGAACATGTCGCATAATGCTTGGCATAAACCATAATCACGGTTGCCCGTAATAAGAATCTTCTTCATCTTTTTCTCCGTTATAGGTTGTTGTAAATTTCGATTAAGACATTTTTGTTGTATGTTCCTTCAACTGCGGACAGTTGCGCAACAACAATTTGATCAATAGTTTCAAAGTGAATTTCAGCACCTACGTCTTCTTCGTGTTGTGTAGACTTTACTGGAACTAATGATAAATCTCTTAAATCATATGTTTCGATAAATGTATCTTTGATGAAGTTTGCTTCCTCATAAGATATATCAATATCCAATGAAATTCTTGCTGTCGTTTTCGGTAGCAAGAACTTAGAAGGATTATCTAGTAATTGTGATAGTTTGATATTCTTATATTTAGGGGCATCTTTCCATGCAAAGAATTCAGGTTCTTTGTCCCACTCTAAGAACATCCAACCTCTATCATCATCCCACGCATCAGAAAAGTTATGTGGGAATGCGTTACCCGTATAGATAACATTTCCTTTTACTTGTCTTTTATGGAAGTGTCCAGTGAATACATAATCTTGATTCTTGAACATATCCATTTTAAGACCACCATGATCTGGCATTTCTACCATCGCATTGAGTTTGAATGTAGGAAGTTCATAATGACCAAACATATACTTTGCTTTAATCTTAGGAACTTTCTTCCATTCATCACCTACAAGCCAACTCACAAGTGCAACATCACCTTCAATCATTGTATCTTCTACTATGATAATGTTATCAAACTCTTTAGCAAATTCGATACTGCTAATCTCACGGCTTTCACGATAAAACAAATCGTGATTTCCCTTAATCATATACACTTTATCGAATGCTTTGCTTAGTTTGCGCAAACCATCGATGCTATACTTCATCGTAGAAATATTTAAACTTGCACGGTTGTGATGCCAATCACCACCAAAGATACATGTTTCGCACCCTTTTGCTTTTGCTTCTTGGATAAACCATTCTACAAAGTCACTACAGTCTTCATTGTGTTGACGTGCGTTGTTACGCATGCCGTAATGAATGTCTGTAAAAAATGCAAGTTTATTAAATAGATTAGTCATTGTCTGCATAAATCTCTTTGATTGTTTCAGTTGGAATTGCTTCGTCTGTGATCTTAGTCTTAATAACTTTCTGCCAACGTTCACTTGATTTCATTTCATGCTCAAGTTGACGTGTCCATGATGGAGCTTGTCCGCTATTCTCTAACAAATCATCACGAATACCTTGATTTTTCTTTTCAATGTTTAGTACTCTAGTGAATGAGTTATTAACTGCGGCAGTATAATAAGCAAACGGATTGTCTGACTTAGCTTCGTTGAACTGCAAACCAATCTGTGTCAATTGTAACAATGCTTGTCCACGCATTTCATCAATGTATGTGTAACCACGCCAGTTAGCACGTTGTGAATAACGTTCTACTAGTTTGATGTACATGTTTGCAAGTGTTGCTGTTACACGACCAGTAACGATATCAAACTCTTTATCTTTGTTGTGATGTGAGATACCAACTTCGCGGATATCATTTCCATCAATAATGTATTGTTTGAATGGAGGAAACGGAAGTTTAACTTTGTGATCTGCTACTGTCTTTGGATTTGCTTTACGTCCAGGTTCATCTGGAATGTGTTCAAAAGTCATAACACGAAACACTAGTTCATTTTGTTCAAATGAATCATGATCAACTGCAAAGTTTGCTTGTTTCATTTTTTTATCTGTATTCAAATCCCATGCTTCTTTTTGAATACGATTTGCACGGTTTTCACGTGCTGTTGCTTCTAGTTCACGGATTTCAGCCGCAACGTCTAGTTCTCCAGCAACGTTATCAATAATAACATCAAACTGATGATGCTTGTCACGGTCTTCAAACCATGAGAAATTTGACTTAGAAATATGAATCTGCTTGAGCATATCTCTGTTGTTTAAATAATTTTGTCCTCTACGGGCCATGGTAATCTCCTAATAATTACTACTATTATACTACTTAAAATTATCAATGTCAAGTACTTTATTATATTCGTATATTATACAACGATAAATACTGATAACACAAACTAGGAGATTATGATGAATAATCCATATGCAACAAGACAAAACGTATTCATTACGGATCCGAGCGGTAGATTAGCACCTAGCGGTATGAGAGAATTCAATTTCCCATACACGCCTACTGTGACTAGTATCGCAAGTTCTAACTATAGTTCATATGATTTGACACATTCTAACTTTCAACAACGAGCATTTGATATGGCAGCGAATGCTGAACTAACTATTGCGGCACCTATTGTTATTGAGAATGAAGAGCAAGCAAGACATATTATGAAAGGTATGAATTTCTTTCGTGGTTCGATGAAAATGAATTTCGGTAAGAACGATCCCAACAAAGGACTCCCACCGCCTGTACTAAGATTTACAGCACATGGTGTATATACAAACGTTCCTGTATTAGTACGTGACTTTACATATAACTTGGATGCAGATGTTGATTATATCGAAGTAGACGATTTCAGATTGCCTGTAATCAGTAACTTTGTTATGAGTTTGACTACAACATATTCTCCCAAGAGTGTAAGAGAAAAATTTACACTTGATAGATATTTAAGTGGCTCAATGAAAGGAGATGGTTATGTATAAATCACATTCCCCATGGAGTAAGACTAGTGTCCTATTCAGTAGAGTTTTAGATATTCAAAAACCTAGAGTACTTTTCAGAGATCCACTAGATGAGTATGTCGCCATACCACAAGAGTTTGATCAAAGACCTGACTTATATAGTTTTGAAAAATATGGCACTGCTAAGTATTGGTGGATATTTGCAAAAAGAAACCCTGATGCTATACTAGATCCAATAAATGATTTTGTAGCAGGTAAAAAAATATATGTACCTAAACGCACAAACATAGATAAGATGAAGTAATATGACAAACACTGTTGATTTAATTGCACAATACGAAGGGTTTAGCGCAACTCCATACTGGGATCATAGTCAATGGTCTATTGGGTATGGATCATATGCCGGTAGTAGGAATAGAAATTCGCCACCTAACATAAGAGTTAGTGAAGCAGAAGCAAGAACTATGTTACAAGGACAGCTCGGAAGATATGAATCAAATGTTGACAGTTATGATAGTACGTATAACTGGACTCCTGCTGAAAGGCAAGCATTAACTAGTTTTGCGTACAATGTAGGTAGTATTGACCAATTAACTGATAATGGTAGAAGATCAAGAGAAGAAATTGCGGCAGCTATGCCACTTTATAATAAAGCAAGTCAGCAAGTAGTACCAGGGTTGGTACGTAGACGAGCAGCAGAAACTGCCATCTTTACTGGCGGTACTGCTCCCGGACCGGGAAATGAAACAGTAACACCATCTAACTCTCCGATATCGGGCGGTGATGGAGAAATAACGTCATCTGACAATACTGCAACGTCTTCACCAAGTACGAATTTTTCTAATGCTGAAAGTTTAAGTGAAATTGTTACTCAGATGGAAAACAATGATGAATGGTGGATCAATGCATTAGATGAATACCTAAACTTTACATATAACATCGAATTGTTCATTGTCAATCAAGCAGATGCATTTGACTTTATGTTTAACGAAACTTCTAATATAGATACTATCATTTCAAATGGTTGGCCTAGCAGTGACATGAGATATATTACTGTTGCTGAAACAGCAGTAACTACAGAATTTAATATACAAGATTTAGAAATAACATCATTGGGTGCTGGGTCAAGTAGCACTTCTAAATTAGCAGGTACTGCTACTTCGATGTCGTTTTCGATAGTACAAGTTGGTAACACAAGTCTAAATGATAATTTAATGAATGCGTCCTTACTATCTGGATACTCAAGTATTGCAGAAGCAAAATTCTTTCTAAAGTTAAACTTTAAAGGATATACAGATGAAGGTGTTACGCAAGTCAGTGAAGGTCAAAATCTTACTAAAGTCTTCCCTTTTGTTATTAGTAACATCGGTGATGTGGCAACTGGAACTGATACACGTGGTACTATAACTACTATTGAAGGTACGATTGCACAAGATTATGCTACTAGTTCAAGTATAAATTTGATAGACCATAATTTTGAATTTGTTATTAAAGAAACATTACAAGAAACATTACAATCATTCTTAGATAAACTTAACGAAACTATCAGAGAGAAGGATTTCAGTAGTGGTACTGCGGCATCAAATGCGTTCATACATGAATATGTGATTGAATTTGACAATGACTTTTTAACTGAATACGGCGAATCTAAAATGAATGATGAAACCGCTCAACCGGGATCTGCAAATAATACAGTAGGTGTCCGTAGAGGTGGGGTAAATGTTTCTGAACAAATAGGAACTATAACTCCTGGTTTAAGTATTATAGATGCAATATATGATATTTGTATTCAATCTTTAGATATTAGAAATGCATTAACATCTGAAGAGGATACATTCAATCAAGTTGTTTCAGTAATACCATCAGCATCGCCAAAACCAGGTGGGCTTAATGTGTTGACTGGTGTTGCTGGACATAAAGTAACTTATTTTATATGTACAAAGCCACAGATTATAACACAGAATAATTATGATAATGCAAATAAAGTAAAAAATTCAGCCACGATGATTAAAGAAATATTTGATTCAGGTAAATGTAAAAAGGTATACTATCATCAGTTTACTGGACTTAATGATCAAATCTTAGATTTGTCTTTAAGTTTTAACAGGCAATTAGTAAAAGCATATAATTTACCAGAAGATGCAGCATTCGCAGATAGTTTTATAAATGGAACTGATGCAATAGTCAATGATTTAAATCCAAGGGCGCAGCAAGCATTAGAACAACTAGAAACTCAACTTAATTCATTACAAGTAGATAGAGATGCAGGTGTCGAGAACTTGGATAGTATAAGAAGTGAAATAGAAAATTCAGCAGAAGGTATATCATCAACATTACGAGAAAATTCAAGAAATGCATTGGCAGATCAGGGAGTTGATTCTGCTTTTAGAAATCAAATATTAGATGAGATGGCAGGTAAGTCAATAGCTGAACAAATTGAAATTGCAAAACAGTATGATCCTGATATTGTTAATTCTGCTGCTTTTAATGAACAGAGACAAAAGTACAATGATTTAATTGATAGAGCAACATCAGCTAATACTGCACTTTCTGAAGGTGCAAGAGAAAATAGCAGAATTTCAAACCGAAGAGATGAAATAGTTGCACAAGCAATGGGAGCAAACTTTTCTAATTTTGTTAACGGACAAGTATCTAATATTTCAGACAACTTTAGTGGAAGTGATTGGACTAATATTACGGGTAGCAGTAATCAAATAATAATGGAAGAGTTGGGAGATGATCTGATATCAAGATTGACTACACAACAGCTAGAAGACATTATAGAAGCTATGCTAGTAAATCCTGTTATATTCAAACGTGCTGTGTTACCTTATCTAAGTGATAAACAAAATATTTCTATATTCTCATCATCTGATGAAAGTGAAATAACTTTAGCGAAAGCTAAATTTTATGAAGCAGTTAACATGGATATCAGTATGGAAACTATGAAGTTGACTATCAAGGGAGACCCATATTGGATTGATACATACTTGACTCCTAAAACAGCTAAAGAAATTTACGGACTGAACAACACAGTAGATGATAAACGCAGTCACCCTACTAATATTAATGGATCTAATTTTGTTACTGTAGTTGTAAATAAATCTGCTGGCGTAGATGATAACGATAATACTAAGATTGCACAATTAGCTACTATGTTGTATGCAGTAAAAAATGTAACAAGTTCATTTAGCGGCGGTCAGTTCACTCAACAATTAGAAATGATTAGAATACCAGTACCAGATAGTTTCTTACCTGTTAACCCATTCTTTAGTACAATAATTGGAGACGGCTTTGGGTACGGAAATGATCCTGCAGGAGAGTTTGCAGGTTTTGGTGACAATACAGCCGGCATTGGCTCAGGAGAACGAGGCGATCCACGTGACTTCGGTGATCTATTCGGCAGAGGAGGCGGCACCGGCGGTAGTGGAGACTCGGCAGCACCAGTGATAGCACCTGGCCTATTTTATACCCCACAAGATACTGTCGGAGGTGGATTAACTGATACTTCACGACTTGCAAACGAAGAGTATAAAGGATTTAGAGGTTCTCTTATAACAAAAGCAGATAAAATATTAGATGATGGTATAGGTACAGCAAAAGACTCTGCCGCATATGCCGCTATGTTGTCTGAGGCAGAAATGTTAGCGGCAAATGGTAGTACTCAAGCACAAGCTGATGTAGATGCATTAAAACAACAATTTACTGACTTTTATGGAACACCAGAAGAGGCGGCTACTATCATCAATGAAGAAATAGAAAATGGAACTGTTGTTTCACCGGAATTTCTAGGTCTACTTGATAAAGTATACGGCGAACCGTTAGATATTGATGTTGACAGAACGGCTGTTACGGATGAGATTGTACAAATGGATGCAGTAAATTACATGAGTATGGATGAGATTATCAGTAATTATCAGCTTGAAAATCCTGCTATAACAGTAGAAACAATGTCATCTAATCCGATTGCAACAGCACGTGCTGAATCTATTAGAACTGGAGAGCTTAAAGTATCACCTAGAGTAGATCCAAAAGTTGTAGCTGCACACAAGCAATATGCGCTAAGTAGAATTGAAGGTGAAAAAACATTTAATTCCTTAGTTACAGGCAAAGAAGCAGTTATACTTGCTAAGATAGGAAATGAGCAAGTCAGACTACTAGACGAAAATTACGGTAGTTGGTCAATGATGAGTGAAGAAGACCAGAACTATTATGATAGTCTCGTTGATAAACAAACTGAAATAGAAAATTTAGCTAAGAATGATCCGTCACGATTCTTGTTAGCAGAACAAAAACTTATTGAAGACTTAGATGTTACGATTGAAGAATATCAAGAACTAGATGCAGTTCCATATGATTGGACTAAAAAAGATCAACAAAAAAGATTGTCTGAAATGCAAGAGTTAGAGAATACAGTAACAGAAGAAGATTTTTCAACATCAGATGCAATTGATACTAAATCTACAATTGCTGTTAACCCAGATACTAACGAAGAAGAAGTAGTAACTTATGGAACTGTTGTTAAAAATCCAATACCTATTGATTTACAGAATGTTGCAAAAGCAAGTTCTGATATTGTATTGACTGAAGAACAAATTAACCAATACACCAATGCACAATCAGATATGGATTCTGTTAGACGTGCATGGAATGATACAAATGATTTAGTGGAAGTCAAAATGTTAGATTATGACGGATCAGTTTACACAGAAACATTTATAGGGTTAAGCAATGGAATTGAATTGACTGATGGGACGACAATAACTTTTGATCCAATAGATCCAAATAGAGTCTATAGCTTTGCTGACCCAGAAATAAGAAGTAGAACGGCAGGGGGATTTGATACTATTAGAAATACAGTAGTTAGTAATTATGATTTACTTGAAATTGGGGTACCAAGAGATGAAACCGATGGCAGTGGCACACTTGAAATTGAAATAGGATCTGCAAGGATACAAGTTAAAGAGGAATTAGAATAAATGTCAATTAATAATCAAGGAACTGGTGGATTAGCAAGCTCTATTAATAGAGAGCGAAAACATAGACAGTCGCCTATACTTTCAAATATCGAAAGTGGTATATACATGGCTATCTCTACAGGACAACCTGACCCAGAAGGTAGAGGAAGACTTAGTGCTTATGTCCCAAAATTTGGTGGGACACCAGAAGAACCAATGTTCTTTCAATATGCATCTCCATTTGGAGGCAGTAATGGAAGTGGTAGTTACGGTATGTTTGCAGCTCCGCCTGACGCAGGTGTTACAGTTATGGTATTCTTTGCAAATAATGGAGATATATCTCGTGGTTATTGGTTTGCAGTTGCACAAGAAGTACCCGATGTAGCATCGGGTGGGGCTTCGGGACCACCAGCTGTAGACGGAACAGGACAAGGCGAAGGTGTATTTTCTGATCAGCCAGCAGCAAAATCAAATGCTACTAACTTGACTGAACATCAAAACCCAGATGTAAATGATCCAAGAGGACAAAATCAAATACCTAATCACCCTAGAAATGCAAACACAGCAAGTCAAGGTGTGTATACTGATTCAGTAAGAGGACAAACTACAGCATCACCGGTGCGTGATGCAAGTTATGAAACCCCACAGCATTCTACGGTGTATGGATTAAAGTCACCGGGTAGTAATGCACTAACAATGGATGACGGTAGTGTAGGTCCAGACGGAACAATTCACCCTAATCAGATTAGGCTTCAAACAGGTTCAGGTGCTAGTATAATACTTGACGGAACAAACGATACGATATATATGATAAACTCTACTGGTTCTGGTTGGGTAGAGATTGGAGCGCAGGGCGAGATTATGGCATATGCAAGTGGTTCTATTTCCATGCGAGCCGAAAAAGATTTCAACATACGTGCTGATAAAAATATAAACATGGAAGCAGGACAAGATATAAATCTAAAAGCAGGAAATAATTATAAACTTAATGCTAAAAATCAAGTACACTTAAAAAGTGATGGATCGCAATTTTACGATAGTGGAGGTAGCAATCACACGAAAGTTGCTACGAACATGTATGTTTCTACTGGTAGCCTATTACATCTTAATGGACCACAAGCGGCAATGTCAGTTGGTATATCAACTGTATCACATGCAGATATTCAAAATCTTGAAAGTACTCAAGTAGATGAAAGTATTGTTTCTAATATGCCATCACATGAACCAATGTCAAGAAGCAATGTCCCACCTAACTCTGGTGCTACTCCTAGTAGTCCAGCGTCTGAAATAGCACCGAATCCAGACAGTGCAGAAGGTCAACTAGATGAAGCATCTACAGAAGAAGCAATCGATGATGGTCAAGGTGGAACGGTAACATACAGAAACCAAGGTGCAACACGTAGACTTAAAGTTGTTCCTGCACTTGAGAGAATTTTATTATCTGCGGCTAATGCAACAAACACAGATGTTGTTATATTCTCAGGTGGACAAGACCATACTACTGGTACTGTTGGTTCGAATAGACATGATCATGGATATGCAGCAGATATATGGATATACAAAGATGGAACACGGCTAAGTATGGTACGTGACACTCAAATCGCAAGTCAATTTGCACAAGCTGCAAAATCTGCAGGTGCTATTTCAATCGGTGCAGGCTCTGGTTATATGGACGGTGTCGGTATGCATGTTGATATCGCACCTGGTGCAACAGTATCAGCAGGATCAGCTAAATTTTGGGGTCAAGGCGGCAGAGCGGCAAACGCACCTACATGGATTAGGACAATTATGGCATGATATATGATAAGAAACCAGGCTCATTACTAAATTACATACAACGTCCATTAAATGTTGTTACACCTAATGGTACATATATAGGTTTGAGCTACGACTCTAATATTCCTAAACATATTCTATCACATGTGAAAGTTAAAACATTTGCAGTAAATGATATTGTATTTTCTAGTATCAGTAAGAACGCTGTTATTGAAAACTTTGAGCCTATCCTAGAGATAACAGGTGATAAGATAGGGTATGACTATACTATTACAGATGTAGAACGTAGGTATGGTTATATCACTGTTGCATCTAATAGAATTGATATAACACAAAGTAAAATAACTAAAGATGCCGCTATATTTCTTTTAGAAAAACAACTTAGAAGTATAGGAAATGTTTTAGAACAGTTTGTTAAAGAACCACTATCACAAAGTCAATTCGATGCGTTACTTTATTACTTTTATAATATAGGAGTTGATAAGATCGAAACTAGTCCAATCATTGAACTTATAAACATGAAACGTTGGTATCGTATTACAGATGAAATTCAAAATAACATAAAAAGAAATAGCGGAAAAGTGGATGAACACCTCGCCGCTATTAAGATTAGAACTGCTAAAATGTGGAGTTACGTACCTGGCTTTTAAGCTGGACGTTCTGAAATCATCATATCAGCAAGACCATATTCAACTGCATCGTCCGCAGTCATAAATGTGTCAAACTTCATTGTGGCTTCTAACTCTTCGAATGTTTTACCTTTAGAATTGTGTTGAACATATAATTCAGTCAAACGTTTGTTGATGTTCTTTGATTCCTCAAAGTGACGAATATTATCTTCCATCTCAAGTTCTTGTACATACACAGAACCACCAGTACCACGTGTACCACTTGATACACGGTGAACCATTGTACGAGAGTTAGGTAGAACATAACGTTTTCCCGCTGATCCAGCCATCGCCAAGAATGATCCCATTGAACATGCTTGCCCGATAACAGTAGTAGAAACATCGGGTTTGATAAACTGCATTGTATCATAGATAGCAAGACCTGATGTCACTGCACCACCAGGTGAGTTGATATAAAAGTGAATATCTTTGTCTGGGTTTTCGGCTTCCAAGAACAGCAATTGTGCGCAAAGCAAGTCTGCTTGATAATCATTGACTTCACCAGTTAGAAACACCACACGTTCTTTTAGAAGACGTGAAAAGATATCATAACTTCGCTCTCCGTTTGCTGATTGGTCTACGACCATTGGTACTAGATTAGGCATTATTATTCCTCATTTTCATTTTTAAGTTTTTCTAGCTCTTCATTAAGTTCCATGATTCGCTTATACCCATCATACACTTGTTTCTGTAAAGATGCAACCGCTTTTTTCAACAGTGCAATTTCACTTTCTGCATGTAAGTCCTGGTCTATTCTAAACGCAGGATAGCTCATACTGAATTCTATTGGAATATCTTCCTTTAAAAACTCAGATAAATTTATTACATTCTCATCATCTGTCAATGTAAATCTCCTTTATCGTTATATTCATTATACATAGAAGAAATAGGTTTGTCAAGTATTAATTAGTGCAGGGACGATAAAATCTCTAATCATTTCTTCGTTTATCTTATCATTGAAGTGTACATGGTCGCATAGTATTGACTTTTCATCATACTTGTCAACGTAATATTCGTGTGCATTAGCAAAATCTGAAAATTTAACAGTTTGTGTTATATGTTCTCTGAAATCAAAACTTTTCTGCCATGTAACAACTTTTATATCTAACAACTCGCATAATTCGATAGATTGCTTACAATCTAACACTCCCCAATACTCAAATGCATTGAAGTTATATGCTATGCTTTCTTGTACCGATTTCCAAGTGTTAAAATCACGTTTGGTTGCAAACTTTTCATAGTTAATGTCTTGTGTTATAGCTCTTATGTAGTTCCAGATAGATGCACTATTCTCATATAGATCATCAGTGATATTATCTAAGTCGTAATCTTGTGTTTTCATGTTAAGCATAGAACGGTTGTTAACAAGCTCCATCAAAATAGTATCAATATTATATTTCTTTTTTAAGTAAACAATCTTGTTTAGATATAGTTCAGTGCCCTTTCCAGAACATGCTGAATTATAAAATTCTATATCTGTTGTGTGCTTGTAAAGCCAAGTTTCGAATGGTAGTGCTAAATCATTTTGCTTTGTGTTTGAATTATGATGGCATCCTACTGAAAAACTTGATCCTAATATACCTACTCGTTTCATAATAGTATTTATATACGAAGTTTATACGATGATAAATACTCTTAATTGAATAACTACAGAGAGAATATTATGGCTATTAGATTTACAGGTTTCAGCACAAAAAACAAAAGTGCTATCAATCATATCTTAACTGGTAAGGATCTTATCATTGAAGACTTGATGAATCATATTATGACTCGCAAAGGTGAGCGTGTAATGATGCCAACATTTGGAAGCATCGTACATGAAATGATCTTTGAGCCACTAACTCCAGAAGTTAAATCTATAATTGAAGAAGATATAAGATCAATTATAGAACAAGAACCAAGAGTAACATTAGATTTCATAAAAGTGTCTGACACAGACCACACATTAACAGTTAGCGTTACAGTATCGATAGTAAACGAAGATGAGCCTGTAACACTAGAAATAGATTTAGAGAGAGAATAACATGAGTCAAGAAAGAGTTGACAATTTATTTGCAAGTGAAAGCTGGACAGCAGTTTACACAGCATTTACAAACGTTAGTCTAAAAGCATATGACTTTGACACTATCAGAGAAGCATTAATAGATTATGTATCTATTACATATCCAGATAAGTTTAATGACTTTATTTCAAGTTCAGAATTTGTTGCAGTACTCGACCTAGTAGCATACTTAGGTCACTCGCTATCATTCAGACTTGACATGAACACACGTGAAAACTTCTTAGATACAGCAGAACGCCGTGAAAGTGTTCTTAGAATGGCTAAGACGTTAGGGTATAACAAGACACGTCCTACAAACGCACGTGGGTTCTTAAAGATCACAAGTGTAACAACGAATCAACCAATAGCTGATAACGAAGGTAACTCTCTCGCCAATCGTACAATCAACTGGAATGATTCAAATAACGCTGACTGGTATGAAAATTTTATTGACATTATTAATGCTTCACTTACTAGCACATCTAAGATACAAGATCCAATGGCTAGTATGGTACTTTCTGGAATTGAAAACTACCTATATGAAATTAATCAATCAGATGCGTCACGTGCAGTATCATTTTCTTTCGAAGCTCCTGTATCAGGTGCAAATAGAAGATTCGAAGCAGTGCGTACAGAATTTAAAGATGACAAGATTATAGAAGCAGAACCGATTGAAACAAAGAAATTTACAATCATAAACAGAAATGATAACTTAGGCCCAGCTTCAGATAGAACTGGCTTCTTTGTATATGCAAAGACAGGTAAGTTAAACTTTGAAAACTTTACATACAATACTAAAGTTTCTAACGTGATTGAAACAATTGCAAGTGCAAACATTTCAAATACAGATGTGTGGGTTCAACGTGTAGATACAACTAATACATATTCATCAAGTGTGACAAAAGTAGATAACGACACAAGAGAAACAGCAATCTATAACTCACTTCGTAACGGCAACGGTGATATTGTAAGTGTAAACACAATTGACAACAACGCAGTTGAATTACATTATGGTGACGGTGTATTCGGCAACGCGGCAAGCGGCAACTATCGTGTTTGGTTCCGTACTACAGATAACGAAAACTATAGAGTTGATAGAAATGATGTAAACGAAAAAGTTATATCAATTCCATATACAGGTGCTGATAAAAAGAATTATAGATTAGTTCTTACATTATCATCTACAAGAGATTTTTCTGAGAACTTTGCGGCAGAGTCATACACAAGTGTAAGACGCATTGCTCCTCGTTCATATTACTCACAAGATAGAATGGTTAACGCACAAGACTATAATGTGCTTCCACTCTCACTTGGTTCTAATATCATTTCTAAAGTAAAAGCAGTTAATACAACTTTCGCAGGTAAGTCACGCTACTTTGAAATGGATGATGTTACTGGACACCATTCTAATATTAGTATTACTGGCACAGACGGTGCAGTTTATAGTGATGCAGATGATATCACAATGAAGTTAAGTTTTAATAGACAGAACGGAAACACAACTGATTTTGTTAGAAATGAGATTACTAAAGCACTTAGACACCCTAGTTTAATTAATCTTTTCTATGAGATTAACAAAGATGATGCTAAAATAGAATTAGTCCCAGCAGTTGACTTTACAGTAGACCCTGCAAATAAAAAATTTATTGATACTGGAACTACGATGGATGAATCAGTTTGGCCAGGCGATTTTGTAAAGCTAGAATTAGGAGCTGATGATTATCAATGGACATCTGTGTATTATGGTGAGTCTGCTCCAGTTGCTAATAGTAAGTTTCAAGTTACATCAAGTGTTAAAAAGATTTCGGGTACTATTGACACTATCGTTAGGGGTTATAGAACTAGACTTGAAGTACAAGAGATTACTGCAATAAAAAATAAAATTGCTGAAAGTGATGATGATATAGTATTAAAATATGTAGTGAATGATGATGCTACATATACTGCTCCAGCAATCGGACCATATATATGGAAGATACATGATGCAGAAAATGATGCTCCACTAGTTGAAGGTCAAGATGTATTTGTAACACTATCTTATAATTCTGGTATAAGAGAATCAGAAGCAGAATATAAAATTAAATTTACAGGTAGAAAAATTGTATTTTCAAGTACAGAACAAATTAAATTCTATTATGGTAATGAAGACCTAGTAGTAGATAATGAAACAAATCTTGCTGAACGTGATAAACTATTGATAAATTACTACAATGGTGATAGAACTGAAACAATAATCAATGACACTATAACAAAATATATGACGATAGGATCAGCTCCTATAGATTCAGAATCTTACAATCAAGTTGGTGACAGCGCAGAATTTGATGCACTTTTTAAATATACTGGTGCAGACCAAAATTTAGAGTTCTTACAAGATGATCCAAATCCTACTGGTGTAATTTTAAAGCCAACAAACTCAACTTCACATTATCTAGTATCACCAGTTGGTGTCGAATACCCAACTACACCTGAACTAGATGCAAATGGTGATATTCCTATAATAGGATCAGCTCCAGACTATAGACTATCTTTTAACATTGCAGATACAACTGGTCTAGTAGGTGAAACTAATACTATAGAAACAGATTCAGAAGTATCTGATAGTGACTTATATGTACTACCTGCACTAGGTGTTAGCATAGAAACAGGTGATACTGGTAATGCAAGTTCATCACAAAGTACAACTATTTCTACAAGTTCGTTAAGTTTTAATACTTTAAAAGAGACCGGACTTAAAGGTACTCCTAGTATGGATTACTTTAATGAGGCAGAAGAACATTTTATATGGATTGATGAAAACGAATTACCGAGCGGTGTTACGAATGAAACTGCCGAGTATCCTCAGAGAGGTACACAAAAAGCAGGTGTTATATATTCAAATAATGTGTTTGAATTTCAATTTGCTCCACAAGATGGCTGGCGTATAAATTATTTAGATAATGAAAACGCAGAAGGCAACGGATTAGCCGCTGATGTAAGATGGAAACAGTTTGCATATAGTAAAATAGTATTCAGTAGTACAGATACATTATCTGCCGAATCTTTATTATTAAGAGAAAGTGATGGTAATTTTATTTCATCTGATCATTGGGAAATGACAGTAAATGGAAATCAGTATACTATAACTTTCTGGACATATGACCCACAAATTGGTTCTCTTATAGATGTTCTTACTGGAACAGGCGAGAGTGTAGATTTATCTACATTTACAGTTAGAGTAGAGTCAGCAGTTGAAGTAAAATATAAAAAAGAAACCGTAATACAAACATACGATGACATATCTAGTTTTGTGTACGATGATTTTATTACTAAAGCTGGATACGTAGATAATACAAAAGTAAAACTATTACATATGGATTCAGAAAAAGATCCGTATGGTATCACTAATATATACTCTGGTGATAATCCAGGGTCAATCGTATTAGAAGAATACACCTTAGGTGATAAGAAATTTGAAAGAGTATCAGAAATTGCATCAGCGGTATACGGTGGTACAAATGGAGTGGTACTAGAAAATTTCGATGAGCTATCTGATACTACTACTCTTGTTTTTAACTTAGACACAGGAAAATGGTATAGAAGATCGAATGTTATTAGTGAAGACGGATCAAGTAATTGGGTCGAAGCAGTATATGATGAAATAGACGGTGTTAAAAATATCAGATACGGTTATGTAAGCTATCGTGTGGTAGAAGGAAGAAGCTATGTTGAAGATAAATTTATGAGCTTCAGATGGGATCATTTTGCAGATGCAGATAAACGTATTGATCCAAGCACAAGTAATATTATTGATATGTATGTACTTACAGAAGACTATGTGAGAAATATTGATGAATGGATTCTAGGTGGCTTCGGTGATGTTATCCCTACCCCTCCTAATAACTTTGAGTTAAGAAAAATTATGGAACCATTAGAAGATAAAACTGCAATCGCAGATCATGTTAGTTACATTCCAGTCAAGTTTAAAATGCTATTCGGTTCTTATGCTGAAGCAGAAAATCAAGCAGTGTTCAAAGTAATTTCTAAATTAGGAACTACTTATACTGATAGTGAAATTAAAAGCACAGTATCAGCTAAAGTAAATGAATATTTTAAACTAGAAAACTGGGACTTCGGAGATCAATTCTATTTCTCAGAATTAGCATCATATTTGCACCAAGAACTAGCAGATTATATTTCAAGTGTTATTATCACTCCTAAATTCTCAGGTAATGATTTTAAGAACTTGCTAAGTATTAGTTGTGAACCGAATGAGATTTTCTTGAGCGTAGTAACATCAAAAGATGTAAAAATCATTTCATCAATCGCAGACAATGAATTAACAGGTGAATAATAATGGCGAATAAAATATATAACTTTCTCCCAGCACACTTACGCAATAGTGAATTAGAAAGCATATTTGATGCTACACTAGAACGTGCGTTCTCTAAAGGATCAATGCGAAAAGAAAAAGCATTTATAGGTAGAAGAGAGAAAGGTATATACAATGAAAAAGATGTATATCTTTCATTCCCAGAACATTTGTTTCAAAGAGACAATTACGGATTAGAACCAGTATTCTCTAATACTGCAATAGGCGATAACATATTCTATGAAGACTTGCTTAATGCGATGTTTAATAAAGGTATGTTAACAAATGATCACAGACGTTTATTTAAATCAGATTCAACGACAGTTAATCTACCCATAGATGCAGATAAGTTTGTGAACTGGAGTATGTACTATTGGGTTTCGACTGGCTTCTTTGCAAATGATGACAACAGCCAAGAATCTGATAACAAACATTATATTACAGTAGACAAATCGTCAGGTAACTGGTGGGGAGAAAATAATGCTTGGTATTATTATGAAGATATTTCAGATAAGATAACATCAGAGAACAAACATTTAATTGAACAAGCTAAACGTCCTATCATTGAATTTGATAGTAGACTTAGTATTGCAAACAATGTGACTGAATGGGAACTACCGTTATTCACATGTTCAGATGGAAATGCATATAATATATTTAAATATATAACAAGTAATTTTCATCCTTATGATAACGAACTTGGACTAAGTCCTAAACTTGTATCTAAAGATTATAATAGTGAATACTCATTTAAGATTGATCTTCCTACAGGAGTTAATCTTATAGTTGATAATAATGAAACGTCTTTTTATATACCATGCAACTTTAATTATAGAAATCTAAGACATGAATTTGGAAACGGTACATTTGAAAGTGTAGAGCTAACACAAGATGCTAAATCACAAAATGATATCGATGTTTATGTAGATGGGATCAAACAGATTGGAAACTATTCATACGCTGATCTTGTAATTGAATTTACTAATCCAATTGAAGGTGAACTTTATGTAGATTACACAACAGATGATAATGTTGTAGTAGATGGCGATAATGTTTGGCAGCGAATAAATCCAGCAGTCGAGTATAATGTTGACAATGAGAGCTTCAACAATAGAGAGCTTAGTTACTCAGTTGTATATGAGCATCTTGTTAGAATGATTGAAACTACAGATGGATTGACAGGTGAGCCGAACGGTGTTAACAACTTTAGAAACATCGGAGACAATACAGACAAGTTAAGGTTTAATAACTTAGGTAGTATCATGGTTCGTAATTCTATTGATATTAAGAAAGCATATTTCTCTATAACACGTGATGATTATGATCCTATCAAGTCTGTAGAATTTTTATCTACATCGTATAGTAACTATAAGAATAAACTAGTTACAGTTATCAGAGATATACTAGATGATTCGGGAAGTGAAACTAAGACTACTACAGAAATATTAGAACAGGCAGTTAGCGAAGTAGCTTTAGCAAAACGTTCTAGTATAAGTGTGTTTGATGGTTTATCAATGATAAACTTTGGAGAAGAGATAAGCCATTATACTTCTGCTACAAAAGATTTTGATTTAAATTTCGCAGATCAGGAGATCCCATTATCAGAATTAAATTTGAGTCCAGTAGATGAATTTATTAACGATAATTTGTCTGTGTACATAAATGGTAAATTACAAAAACATATCCAAGATTATATCGTATCATTCGGATCTCAGGTTAACTTTAATAATTATGCAGGTCAAGCAGGTGATGTTATTGAGTATAGATATTATACAACATTATCAGAAAGTTTTATCCCGCCAAGTTCAACGAAATTAAAAATTAATCAGTTATATAATCCTGGGATTGTAATTGACAGAGAATATTATCCTGATTTAGAAATGATACGAGGACATGATGGTTCTTTAACTCCTGCATGGGGTGATAAAACAGATGATATTCTACTAGAATTTGAAACTCTTATATACAACAGACTTGTAAGCACGACAACTGATAATCAGATTGTAGCACAACAATATGGGATGTATAAAGATGCAAATGATGACTATTCTTTTGCTGAAAAGAAGTATATTCAATATCCGTTTTTTAAGAAATGGATGATTAGAAATAATATTGATAACATATATAATGATAGCTATGATGCAGACGATTGGAAGACTTGGAATTATCGTGCAGTAAATGAACTTAGTCCGGGTCACTGGCGTGGCATAATGAAATATGTATACGGAACAGATAATCCTGTTGTAGAACCTTGGGTAACAGTTGGATTTTCTAGTAAACCACAAGACTTTGATGTGAACGGAATACAATATACAAATCCAAGTTTTTGGGATAACTTGAAATCGTCATACAATAAAGACTGGCCAGTTCCAATTGATAGTAACGGTGAAATAAAAACAATGAATGAACTATTCTTTAATAGTTCTATATCTAATTCTGATATATCATATATGGATCAAGATTGGGAATTCGGAGACGGATCACCAGTTGAGATGGCATGGAGACGCAGTAGTGAATATGCATTTGTTGAATTCTTGTCAATGATACTAACAAAACCTTTTGAAGTATTAGATAATTATGCAGATGAAGTTGATAATATTATAGCAATACATAATCAACGAGAAGGTTATCTTACAAATAGTATCACAAGTCAGCGCAATCAATATGAGTTCAAGCTAGGATCTAAGCTAGGTGGATTTGTTAATAACTTTAGACTACTTTCAGAGAATTCAGGCCTATCTAATAGTAGATATACTGATATCCCACGTGACAACTATGACTTATTTGTTCACGCTGGTGAGCCAAATCGTAGTGAAAGTTTTAGTGCAATTGTAATTGAGAAAGTATCACTAGATAAATCATATCCAACTTATAATCAGAACGACACTGCAACTTATAAAGCAGGCGATATAATTCTTAATACAGAAGATAATAAACACTACAAACGTAAATCATCAGAAGAGACTACTAAAGAAGCTAATAATTCAATTAGGTTTGATTACTCTAACTGGACACTAATTTCACAACCTAAGACACGTGAGTTCGGATATAGAGTTCATGGCTATGATGATTTTAATACTGTATTTTTTGCTATGGATTGGGATAAAACATCAGGAGAAAAAGTTTGGTCTACTGATGGCGATGAAGCTAATTTAAAACCTTGGACTAGTGGTGAATATTACAGACAAGATTCTTATATTGTATATAATAATATTCCTTATGTTTCATTAGCGAATCATACAGCAAGTACATTATTCGACGGTGATGTTGATAATTGGAAAATACTTCCAGAGTGGCCTAGAATAAATCAAACTGATGCATATGGTTATAAGAAAACATTAGAAGATCAAATTAAAACATATAATTACGGAGATATATTATCGTCACGTGATGAAGTAGCACATCTAATGATTGGATATCAAGCATATCTAAAAGCAATAGGTTGGGATTTTACAGACACAGATGAAGATAACCAAGTAGTAGATTTTGAAAAGCTATTAGAAAAATTCTTAGACTGGAGTGCCGAAGTACATCAACCAGGAGACTTCATAACATTAACTCCAGTTCTATTCAGTGGTTCATTTGAAACTCCTTATGGTGTTGCAACTATAGGTAGAGAAACAAATAAAAACTTTTATCGTGTAGTTGACGAATCAGGAAGACAAATTCCAACGACAGAAATTAAATTCAATTCAGATAACGGAAAGATAACATGGGAAAGCACACTTCCTATATATGGTATCAAACTAGATGTTGCTGATATTGAGCAAGCATTCGTAGTAGATCGTGTAGATAGTTATGGAGATACAATTTATGATCCATTCTTACACAATAGAAACTTGAGAATGTTAGTTGATTGTAACAGAACAACAGATTGGGACGGGACGTTAGCGGCAGATGGTTACATTGTTTCTAAAGATAAACTAATCCCTAACTTAGAAACTATGGTAGATGAAACACAATACTACAGAGATACACTTGTAGATCAAAGTCTTAATAATCTTAATAGTTTAAAAGCAAATCAGATTGGTTACTCTCCAAGAGATTATTTACGTAATCACGGAGTAGAAAGAGAATCACAACTTGAGTTCTATAAAGGATTCTTAGCTGGTAAGTCTACAGTATCAAGTATTAATAGAATTATTAACTTCAATTCAAACTTTGAAGATTTGACAAAGCGTGACATATGGGCTGTTAAATTAGCAGACTATGGTAAAATTGATAGCAACTTCACTGCAACTGCAAATATCAATACAATTGATATTGTTAGTGATCCACATATTGTAAACTTTGATATAAGCAATCATTTACCTGACTTAAAAAATTATAAAGCAGTAGATATTAAAGATTCAGGATACGTAGATCCAAAAGATGTAAACTATACTGTTGAAACTAAATCAGTTTTAACTTCATCAGCTACTCCATATTTTGAGGGTGATACTGCATGGGTTAGATTTGACGAAGAACGTGACTGGGATGTACAGCGACTAAGTGAAATTGCAGAAATTCAGTATATTTCAGAGACAGAAGATGGTCAACTAAAAGTTACGATGAATCAACAAATAACAACATCAGATACAGCATATTTGAAGATTGTTAATAGTAATGTTGATCCAGAGATTGAAGGTAATTACTACTTTGTTTTCGAAGAAGAAATAGAATCAAATGGGCTTACACTATATGAATACATTGTTTTTGACTTATCTTTTGAGCCGTTAATCGTAGAGATAGATTCAACTACTGATAACTCAGTATATGTTCCTACAGCATCAGCAATAGGTGTTGAAGCTATTGGTTACATTTCTAACCCTACATTTGATGCTGGTGATACGCTTGTTATAAATGGTGAAATATTTGAGTATACTCCAGGTTCAGGAGTAACTCCAGGTGGGATAACTATCGGCGGTGATACAGCAACACCAGACCCTATTGTATCACCGGACGAACAAGTAAGAATTGTAGTATATGATAGCAATGGATTAATTGCTAACTCTAATACTCTCGTAACATTCAGTGGAACAAATGCACATGCAGACACAACAGTAACAAGTGAAAAAGACGATGAGATAACTATTAATGGTTCTTCTCTGATCATTGATTACAGTGCAACACAAAGTATACAAGCAGAGAGTACTGCTACTACAGCAAACAACTTAACAACTGGTAGTACGCTTTCTATATCATCAGGAACAAATGCTGATTCTGTTACGATAGCAGATATTGAGATAGTAGGTAATGTTGCTAATCCTATAATATCAGAGAATAAAAAGATTAGAGTTAACGGGATTGAGATAGAATTTATTACTCCTGCACCGATTACTGGTGCAGATAGCACAGAAACACAAACAGGTGTTGCAACAGATGTTAGTAGTATAACTCTTGCTACTGATATGACTGACTTCTTACCAGGAAATATAACAGTTGACAACGGAGTAGATACACCTTATGTATTAACAACAAGTGATTATAGTTATTCAAACGATGTGATTACATTTGATACTCCGATTGCTGATGGACAAGTTATGGTAGACGATGATGCTGATCCTGCAACTCCAGATGTAGCGCAAGATCAAGATGGTCTTGTAGATATCACAGTACAGCTTATAGCTCAACCGGTACCACAAAGTTTAACTACACAAGAAATTATTGACACTGTTAATGATAGTGGACTTTCAATCAGTGCATCTTTAGACTCCAATGATCATCTAGTATTCAGTACTACAGATTCAGAAATAAGAATTACAGGTTCAGCATTAGTATCTGACTTTGGAATGTCTACTAGCAACGCAATTGATGCATCTAAATTAAATACTTTAGCACAAGACATTGATGCATTATCATATATGTCTGCAACAATGTCAGGCGATAAATTAGTTATATCTACGACAGAACCAACATTAACGTTAAGCGGTTCAGCATTTAATGAGATCGGCTTCCCTTCAAATACATATAATGCTACATCATCTCCTACTTCTTCAAGTATCGTAACGCAGATACTAGCACTTAATATACCAGGTGTATCAGCAGACGTAACATCTGGCAGAATAAGAATTAAATCTACGAGTACTATTCTAGAGATAGAAGAAGTAACAGCAGGAGCAATGGGAAGATTAGGATATTCTAGTACGTTAATAGAAGTTACATCAATCAGCAGTGTTGTTGCTGATTTAAATACAGCATTAGCTGACCTGACAGGTACGCAAGCACAAGTGCTTGATAGACGTGTAAAAATTATAAGTGATCAAAATGCTATCACACTTAGCAACATTTCAGGTAACGCTTGGAGTGATATTGGGATAGCAACTGGAACTTATAATAATACATCTACTACAAGTTCAACCGCAGTTGAATTTCAAAATCAAATAAATGATACACAATCTAATATAGTTGTAAGTATTTCATCTGATGGCAGAATGATATTTACTAGTGATGATAATGAAATGACATTTTCAGGGACGTTAGATACTATTCTTGCAAAAGTCGGACTATATAGATTATACACTAGTGTTACGAGTAATGCAGATTTCAAAGTTATGCGCTGGAAATCAATGAGATATACACCGAACTTTAATGGTGAAACATTTGATGAATTTTATATAAATTTAGGACTAAACGAACCAGCTAAAATATGGGCAGATGATTATCAGTCCTTAGGATGGGCAGTGCTACAACGTAATGAAGTTGGCGCAGTTACAATAATTAATAGAGCTGCAACACCAGTTGATACAAGTTTTGTTGATAGAATTATTGCTAAAGCTGGTGAGAGTTTTTATCACTATCAATTATTTGATCCGTTAAACTTTAAGATTGCAGGCTCTATATCTAAAGATATAGACTATGTTACTTGGGGCGATCCTGCATTATATGATGTTGCAGTGAATAGCGGTTTATGGTTAGAACAAAATCTAGGTAAAATATGGTGGGATACAAATTCTGCTAGATATTATAGATATGATGACTACGGTGATGCAAATGGAAATATTGACATTAACTATGCTAAACGTTTTTGGGGTAAATTAGTACCAGGTTCTGAAATTGTAATCAAGCAATGGGTTACTAGTGAGACACTACCTGATAACACACTAACATATAATACAGAGGTATATTTTGATAACGTTAGAAACAAAAAGGTAACACGCTATTACTACTGGACAGAAGTAGGCGATGAACCTAGATATACTAAAGAGTATTCTATTGACGAAATCAGAATGATGATTGCAGCACCTACTACTATTAATAAGTTCTTCCCAATCGATGGTAATAGTGTTATTATATCTAACAATAATAATATCTTATCAAATGATGCAATTTCTTATTCTTTAGAATACCGTATTACAAAGAACAGAGAAATACAACATAATGATTGGGAACTAATATCTCGTACATCACCTGTAGCATTGTATACAGACCTACTAGAAGACTTTAAAAAGTCTATATCTGATAGTGAGATTAAAAACTATTCACAATTTGAATTATTAGAAACACCTACAGATGGAAGATTCGTATGTGATTGGGTAGTTGCAGATTCAGTAAGCCAGGAACATATTGTAGTCAGTGTCAATAATAGATTTATTGATAACATTTACACAGACGGCAATCAAGTAGTAATATCAATTGATGATATTTCTAGCGGTGATGTTGTTAGAATATATCATGTTGAATCATACGATAGTTGGTTCAGTGATATAATTTCTGCTAGAAGTAACTTTAAAAGTGTTATATCATCTGTGTTAGCAAAACGAATGATAATGACTAAATTCCCAGAATACAAAGATTTTATAGAATTAGATTATGGAATTTTTGCAACTTCTAATTGGTCTTTAGATGATGAGTATTCTAATATCGAAAGATATGGTTATCTATCTAATACACGTGATATAGACATGATACAATTACACAAAGATGGGGTATCTTCTTTCAAAATTGAATTCAATGATGAAGGTGATGAATACTACTTCCCAGTAAATAATGAAATTAGATTAGTACACAAAGAGAATACGGTATTAGACTTGGACTTTAGTGCATCTGAAATAACAGTACAGGATTCACTGAGATTAACACAAAATCAAGTAAATGTTCAGTTGCATGAGTTTATAAACATGCTATATAGATATGCAGATATTGATGAAATAAAAACAATGTTCTTTGATATGATTGAATATATGTATACAGAACGTACACACCCAGACTGGATTTACAAAACAAGTTATATCGATTTGATTATGTATAATAAACCATTACGACAGTATGCTATATACCAACGTGACTCATATCAGGATACTATTGACTATGTAACAGAGACTAAACCTTATCATGCTAAGATAAGAAAAACAGAACGCATTTATCCAAAAGAAGAAACATTGTCAACTGATGTTGAAGCATTGCATCATATGCATATTACAAAATACTTTGGTAATCATAGCAGATTTGAACTTAGTGGTATTGATGCAGGTAATACAACACCGATTTATGCTACTACATGGACAGATGAAGATCAACTATCAGAAACTACACAATCTGATTTATCAGAATATGAAGAATTAGCAGATGGTACTTATGAAGGCGGTAAGTTCCTACGTAATGATATAGAATATACATCAAGTGCAGATGGATTTGATACAGGACCATTCAATGCACAAGCAAGAGATTCAGCTATTGTTACCGTTGATACATTCACAGATTCAACACGCACAACACTTGACAAAAAGGAGTTTTACGTGTATGATAGATTTGGAAGGGGATATCATATTCCTGTAAAATTCACTGGTACGATATCAAACTTTGATGGTTCAACCGTTGTGGTTGATCAAGCATCCGAATTCCAATCTGCAAAATCCAAAACAAAGAGATTGATTGCATTAGAAAATGATAATGGTGACGTTGAATTCATTTTATATGACAAAAAGTCTTCTAGTAATCTAACAGTCTCAGAAAGATCCGTGTATAACGGCATATCATCTAAGTTTGAAAATGGCGATAGTGTTCATGTTCTTGGAGTGCCAGATATGATTTACAATCATTTGGATGAATAAGAAAAGGACAATTGAGCAAAATGATAAATATACTTAGAATTAAGAAAAGGACGAATGGATGTTTAACGACAATATAAAATCACAAGTTATAGGTACTCTTAAAATCTCAGATAAAGATTCTGGTGAAGTACTTGTACAAAAGAGAAACGCCATTCATCCTGGTAACATGGCGTATGTTATTGCGAGTGCATTAGCTGGTAAACCAACTAATATTAACCAAGATGGTGCTGCTCCTTATATTAACTGGATGGCTTTTGGTAATGGAGGTAGTAACTCTACTACAACTTTATCATACCGTTCGCCTAGAGTTTTCGGTGTCTATGATGAACTTCCGATCACTTCAAGTAATTCAAGACTATATGCGAAGACTTATCAGCAACAAACAAATAATACAGTATACTTTCCAGGCGAAGAAATGGATACAAATAATAATACTGAGACTGTAGCAGATAACACATCTAAAATAGTATTTTCAGTAGAGATGGACCATGATGCATATGCAACAATGGTTGGTGAAACAACTCCAGAAACAGATAGCTCACTTGATGAGCCTGCTGTAACAGCATTCACTTTTGATGAGATTGCATTACTTTCTGGTGTGACTGAAAATGATACATTAGACGAAGACAAAACATTGATGCTAACACACGTGACTTTCCATCCAGTGTTACTATCGGCGAATAGAACAATCGTAATCGATTACACGGTTACAATACAAATTAATTAAGGAAGAATCCGGAAAATCTTTCTTGATTTTTAACGGCGTAAGCCAAACTAAATGACTAGTCAACTTAGGAGCAAAAACAATGGCTGTAGGATCTATTATCAATGCAAATGACCCATTTGCAAGCCTACGTACCAAGATGAACACTATTCTCAACGGAACAGGTGTTGCAGGCGGGTACAATCAAGGACATTCAATTGCTGGAAATCCAAGTACAGGTGACTTAATCGATGATGCATACTTCGATTCACTTTACTCGGCAGCAGCAAAAATTTCAAACTATTACAATATTACAAACCCATTCACAGCAGTAAATGCTGGTACAGTGGTTGCATGGTCTCACTATGCTGAAGATGCATCGGCATTCGAAACTGATATTGATACACGTTTCAATTCACCGTGGAGTTATTCTTCGGGTTGGGACATGTCAACTTCAACAGAAACATCACAGACTGTTTCTAACTGGAATGGCACACGTGACACAGTAACGAAAGTATCTTTCGGTTCAACTGCAAACATGAATGCATGGTTCGCAGCTGGTGGTGAAATTCGTATTTCAATGTCACACAATGACACATCAGGTAATTCGCAGGGTGATTCTTGGGAACAACTAACTGGTGAAATGGGAACATATCGTATTTCACTACGTGCAACAGATTCAACTACACTTGATGCATCAACACGTAAAAAATATTCAGATTTAACAACATCAAACGCATATATCAAACGTGAATATGCTAACGATGGTGATTACTCATCTAACTACGCAGACATTTCTGCTTACAAATCTGGCTCAGATATCTATGTTACTACACGTCTGGTAGACGCACACGTAGCACGTTCTGGTTCAGGTTCTGGTTATGGTGGCGCATGGTCGTGGACTGGTTCAGATACCGTACCAGGTACATCAACTGTGAACGTTTCTTCATTGAAACTTTCAAATGCATCAGGTTCAGTTTCTTTAACTAACCCAACATTCAGTGTAACAAATACACTGTAATAAAGAGGACGATTAAATGGCACCGCAAAGTTACTATCTTGGAGGCAAAATCAGAGCATCTGATTTCAACGGTTTCGCAAACGATATCAATGAAATTGTTGGATTAGGGGCAGGTGATTCAGGTTATGGCCAAAACCAATTAGTAGTAACACTTGTGACTGCCGGTTCAAAAGTTCGTGCAGCAGACTGGGATGCGTTATTAACATCCATAAAGTTTGCTGCACAACACCAAAATACAACTATTACTATTCCTACTAGTACAAGCGATGCAGATTTTCCTGCACCTAATAAGATCATTGAAATCATTCCTACACTTGAAGCAGATATTGCAAGTGTTCGTTCTAATAAATTGAACTATGATGTTTCTTTAATGACAACAGACACAAACAAAATCTCTTCATCAAAGACGTTTGTTGACCCAACTGCAACAGGCAATCATTGGGATAATAATGATAATCCACAGACATATGAGTTTAAGACTTCTTTTGCTGATGCAAATGCAATGAGAAATTTCTTCAATGCGGGCGGCGAAATTCGTATTTCAAGTGAATTGACTGGCTACGATGTATCACATGCACAGAGTGATTCATGGGCAGACTTACTTTCTTTAATTTCGATTGTAAAAATGTCAAACAACCTTACTGAAAGTTCAGCAAATGTTGGTACTCCGGGCGTGGGCTTTTCAAGTCTTACGACAACATATGCATTAGTGTATACTAAAGGTGGCACTGGTGATTATGTAAGTAACACAGTTAACATTTATGCTAAAACAAATGGTTCGGCAATTGACATTAAAGTAGAATATCAAGATGGTCACGTATCTGATACAGGTACATGGACAAATGATGGCGGTGGATCATGGACAGGCTCTGACTACACAGAAGGCACACTTACTGTAACGATTGATCAGCAACGTGCAGATGATAATGATGCATCGGGCGATGGCGTTGTATCTCCTACACCAACTTATTCACATATTTCTGAACTTTAATACTTGACATTTCTCTAATAATTCTATATAATAGAAGTAATATTAGGAGAATAACCATGTCAAACGAAACAATAACCGCATCTAGCGAAGAGCAAGAACGTCTTGCTAAAGCACTAGATTTTTCAAACACAATGCAAACATTTAACTTGGCTAAGAACAATCTTAAAGTCAAGACACAAAACCTATTGTCTTACAGCATCAATGGTGGTACATTTCGTGTATCACAAGAATTGATTGCGTTTGCTAATATGGCATTAGTTTCTGGAAAGACAAGTCTTATCTTGTTAGATAAGAACGATATTCCAATTCAGATTGATGACACACAAAAGTTTGTAGAAGAAATCTCAAGCCTATACTTTGAAGTGATCAACGAATATTATAATGACTATCAGAAGTTACGTAGTTCACGTAAGATTGAAAAGGTATTAGAGATATAATGAAACGTGGAATTATTATTTTTGCAAGAAATAATGGATATGTTGATTATATAAAGATTGCTTGTGCGAGTGCAGGATACGCTAGAAAAAATCTTAATGGGTTTGATGAAATCTGTCTAATAACAGATAGTGAATCAGTAGACGGACAAGAAGATTTTATTGAAAAGTATTTCGACAGAACTATTATTTCTGATAACTTTCAACCAGAAAATACAAGACTATTCAAAGATACTGCGAATAGTCCTGAATATGCGTCTTTCAAAAACATGGGACGCAGTGAAGTGTATGAACTTTCTCCTTATGAAGAAACTCTAGTCATTGACTGTGATTACTTTATAATGAGTGATACACTGGATCAAGTGTGGGGAAGTGAAAACGACTTCATGATCAATTATCAATATAGGGATATCGCTGGTAGACATGGCGGCAATATTTCCTATATTGATGATTTCACTATTCCAATGTGTTGGGCAACTGTGTTCTTCTTTAGAAAGAGTGATTTCGCAGAGAACCTATTTAACTTAATCACACATATCAAATTCAATTACAAATACTATTATGCTTTGTATAATTGTTCTGGTAGTCTATTCAGAAATGATTTTGCATTTGCAATGGCTTTGCATATCTTAAATGGTAATGTCCCATTCAAAGCGCCATCACTTCCTATTGATTATCTAAACAACTCATTTGACTTAGATGATATCTTTAGAATTAATGATGCAACAGATGTAATCATGTATTGCGCAAAAGCAGAATCAGTTGAAGATCATTTACTTTCCCGCTTTACTAACACAGATTTACATATTATGAATAAACGTGCAATTGAGCGCAATGTAGACACCATGTTAGAATTAGGAGAAACACTATGAGTAAAGGTTACATTGTAATTGCTCAGAATAATGAAGAGCATGATTACTTAGAAATGACATACGCATTAGCATTATCTCTTAAAGCTACACAGAAGGAAAATGCTATTTGTGTATGCTTAGATGAATATACTAAGTCACTTGTACAAGACAAGCATCGTAAGGTCTTTGATCATATCGTTGATATCCCATGGAACGATGATGCTGGAACTGACAAATGGAAGATACATAATAAGTGGAAATACATACACATGTCTCCGTTTGATGAAAGTATTATCTTAGATAGCGATATGGTGTTCACATCATCAGTAGATCACTGGTGGGACTATCTATCAAAGAAAGATGTATGGTGTTGTACAAACGTTAAGACATTCAGAGGCGAAGATGTAACGAGTGACTTCTATCGTAAGAAGTTCACAGAGTTGGACTTACCAGATGTGTATAGCAACTTTACATATTTTAAGAAGACAGGACCAGCATTCGAGTTTTTTAAGATGGTTGAACTTATTATGACACATTGGAATGTATATTATGATAAGTTCCTTAAAGGGATCGGTCAGAACTGGATGAGCGCAGATGTTGCATTTGCATTAGCTGTAAAACTACTTGACATTGAAGAAGAAACGTGCGATTATGATATTAAGGATGTTCCTACATTCGTGCATATGAAGTCGCATGTTCAGAACATTGAGAAGACAAAGATCGATAACATTTGGACTAAGAGTATTCCAAGTGAAATGTCAGACAACTTAGAAGTACGCATCGGTAACTTTATTCAAAGTGTACCAGTGCATTATGTACAGAAAGAATGGATGACACAAGAAAAGATCGCAACATATGAAAGGGCAGTACTATGATTACAAGTGTAATAGAGAAAACAAACACTGCACGTTTTGTATATTTTGATAATAATGGTATGATTACTACTATCACCAATAGAAGATCAGAAGAAGACAGTGATATGTTTGCTTACTTTGAACTACAAGATGTTCTACCATTAGTAGAGGGTACTGAAAAATTTACAGACTTTACTGTGAAACGTTCTGATAACCCATTGGTATATGATATTGTAAAGAGAAAAGTAAATTTAAAACAGCGCAGTGCTGAAAGTCAAATAACAAGAATTTCCCCTTCAATCTATGGTGATATTATCGTTGAACTAACAGATGATGCAATAATCATAAGTGCGAGTGATGAATTAGTACTAAAATCAAATATAGATAAGAATCAAAACGTAATTGTTGCTGGAACAGACATGCACCCTTTCTTTATCACACATAAAGACAGACCGGAGTTTATAATCAGTACACAATTAGTTAAATTTAGCGATTTATTGAGTGGCGAGAAAGTGACTATTAACTACGACTATAAATACGATATAAGTGTTTACACTCGTAAGTACTTTGATAGTTATACTTTAAGGAGAGATTAATATAATGAAACTACAAATTGGCGATTTAGATGTATTTTATCTAAGTTATGATGAACCGAATAAAGAAAAGCATTGGGCAGATATCTTACAGAAGTTTCCGTTTGCAAAACGTGTAGATGGAGTCAAAGGATTTGACAACGCACACAAAGAATGTGCAAGACAAAGCGACACTGATAGATTTATCACAATCGATGGTGATAATATCGTAGACGAAAAGTTCTTTGATTTAGAAATAACATTCCCAGAAGACACAGACTTAGCTAATTCTGTTATTTCGTGGTCAGCAAAGAATGTTGTAAACGGATTAGTATATGGTAATGGCGGCATTAAATGTTGGCCTGTGCAACTTGTGTTAGATATGAGAACACATGAAAATGCGGAAGACGAAACAAAAAAGGTTGACTTCTGTTGGGATTTGAACTATATTCAGATGAACAATGTGTACTCACTTGTGTATAATGCAGGTTCACCGTTTCAAGCATTTCGTGCTGGATACCGTGAAGGCGCTAAGATGTCACTTGATGAAGGCAAGAAAGTTCCGGTAGAAGACTTTAAGAAGCGTATCTGGCCTAAGAATTATGAGCGTTTAATCACATGGTGTAATATTGGGTCAGATGTAGAGAATGGTATCTGGGCATTATTCGGCGCACGTTTAGGCTGTTATGATATGAACTTGAACGATGATTTTGTACTAGAGAATATTTCTAGTTATGATTGGTTCAAAGAGTATTTTGAGAACGAAGTATTCCCACAATTCGAAGGTGGGGATATGAAATGCGAAAGTACAAAAGTAACATGGGATTATGACAAACTGTTTGATGAATGTTTGCGTATTGGTGATATCTTAGTTGACAAGATTGGTATGGAACTTTGTGATCCTACACCAGAAGTAGCAGCATTCTTTAAACGTGTTTATACAAATCCACCAAGAGTAAAGAATCCACTAGCATCAGAGAAACAAACTGGTTGGGATAAGTAATGTCGAACTACGATGATGATGCGCAAGCTACACGTCAGAAATTAAACGCACTATCACCTTCAATGTGTATGGCGAAGTGGTTGCAAGTAAGTTTGCATCTGCCTCAAGGTCGTACACATAGTTGTTATCACCCACCTACACATGCTATTCCACTAGATGAACTAAAGAAGAACCCTAACGCTCTTCATAACACACAGTTCAAACTACAAGAACGCAAGCAGATGAAAGAGGGACAACGACCTGAAGGTTGTCAATACTGCTGGAACGTAGAAGACGCACCCAATGCTCCTAAAGAAGGAAGACTGAGTGACAGACACTATCGTTCAAGTGAATGGTGGGTTAAAGAAGCATGGGACGAAGTAGTAACTCAACCATGGGATCACGATATCAAGCCACGTTATGTTGAAGTAAACTTCAATCAAGCGTGTAACTTAAAGTGTTCTTATTGTTCTCCGCATCTTAGTACAGCATGGGAAGATGATATTAAGAAGCATGGTGGCTTCCGCTTCTCAAATGGTACTGGACATAATGATATTGATTACTTACGTAAGACTGGCATGATGCCACTTGAAGTTGCACGTAAAGATAATCCATATATCGAAGCATTCTGGAAGTGGTTTCCAGAAACATATAAAGACTTGAAAGTATTTCGTATGACAGGCGGTGAACCTCTCATGGATAAGAATACGTTCAAAGTATTAGATTACGTCAATGAAAATCCAAATGCATTCTTAGACTTGAGTATTACGTCTAACATGGCACCGCCACAACCTGCGTTGATGGATAAGTTCATTGATAAGATTAAGAAGTTAGAAGAAGTCCGTGTTTGGGAAGATCCAGAACGTTTCAATCCTGATAGCGGCAATCACTGGTATGTTGCACCAGCATGTAAACATTTTAGTTTATATGTAAGTGTAGACAGTGTTGGGAAACAGGCTGAATATCTGCGTGATGGTCTTGATTTTGATACGATGTATGAAAATTGCCGTCGAGTATTATCTGAAACAGATGGTACAGAGATTTCATTTATTAACACTTTTACTCTCCTAAGTATACCAAACTTACGTGGTTTCTTGGATATGATTCTAAAGCTACGTGAAGAGTTTGGCTATGAGAATCAAGAAGACAAAGTTATTCAGCCTCCCGACCGAAATGGATTTAAGCATCCTGAGTTTGTAAGAAAAAAACGACAGCGTGTATGGTTTGATATTCCATACCTTCGTTATCCAGACTGGATGACTATTCAGTTAGCAGACCCTATTATGCTTGATACTATTCAACAGAATATTGACTACATGAAAGCAAATGTATTACCAAATGATTTGTATGGTCGCAAGTATACAGGCTTTAAGAATTATGAAGTTCTAAAACTCGAAAGAGATTTAGCATGGGCTAAAGAAGGACTAAATATGAGTGACAATGAATTAAGTGACAGGTTAATTCGTTTCTATGATTATTTCACTGAGTATGATAAGCGCAGAGGACTAAATTTCTTAGAAACATTTCCTGAAATGACAGACTTCTGGAATGAAGCAAAAGAAGAAAAAGAGGCAAAATATGGGTCGTAAACATTGGGAAGCTGAAACTCTTCATGCGTATAAAGCACGTATGATTGATAATAAGAGCGAAAGTTATTGTGGTGCAAAATGGTTTAATGCTACTATCTGGTTAGGGCATGGTCAAACTGCCAGTTGTCACCACCCGCCAGGACATTGGATTCCACTTGAAGAATTGAAAGATAATCCAACTGCAATTCACAACACAAAGCATAAGAAACTTATGCGTAAGCAAATGCAGGAAGGTAAGCGTCCAGCAGAATGTGAATATTGTTGGAAAGTTGAAGACATGGGAAAAGATCATATCTCTGACCGTGTATTCAAAACTGAAATCTTCAAAGATGAAGACTTAGATGCTAGTATGGAAATGCCATGGGATGAAAATGTACAACTACGTACACTTGAAATTTCATTTGATAGAGCATGTAATCTAAAATGTACTTACTGTAACCCAGCATTCTCAACTGCATGGGTCAAAGATATCAATGACTATGGCGCTTATCAAAATATCAAGTCAGATGGTAGAGGCCACTTTGTCGATACAGCTCCATGGGCAGAACCAGCAGCAAGAAAAGCAGAAGACAATCCATTCATCAAAGCATTCCATGAATGGTGGGAAAGTGATCTTGCCGACAACTTAGAAGAAATTCGTATTACTGGTGGTGAACCTATCATGCATACAGGAACTTGGAAGTTGTTTGATTGGTTTGAAAAGAATCCAGATCGTGCCCGTGATATGAGATTTGCTATTAATAGTAACTTATCACCACAAACTCCTAAAGTATTAGACAAGCTAATTGAAAAGTCTTGGCACGTTCCGAACTTTGAAATTTACACATCGATGGAAGCAGCAAAAACACAAGCTGAGTATATACGTGATGGACTAGATTATGATCTATGGATGAATAGTATTCACCGTGTTCTTAAAGAATCTAATGTACAGAAGTTACATATGATGATGACAATTAATTCATTATGCTTGACTACTATTACAGAGTTCATGGACGAGATGTTACAACTTAGAAAAGAATATGGAGAACGAGCGCCAACTATGACTCTAAACATTTTACGCTTCCCATCATTCCAGAGTGCGGCAATACTACCTGAGAAAGTAAAAACATATTATAAAAATAAGTTATCAGCATGGCACTTCCTCAACGGTGGCAAACTTAACGAAGGTGAAAGAGCAAGTTTACAAAGACTAATAGACTATCTTGATATTGTTAAAACTCCACATAAGAATACAGCAGATCAAGATAAATTGTATCATGATTTCAAAGCATTCTTTACACAGTTCGATGTAAGACGCAATAAGAACTTTGTTGAAACATTCCCTGGACCCATCGCAGAATGGTATAAAACGCTTGAAGCAGACGTTCCATCAGCAGACGAAATTAAGTCTAAAACATTTGTTTTGTCTAGTGCAAACTTAGCAGTTGAAGGAGACCTTTTACGAGGCGGCGATCCTGCAACAACTGATGCATATAGTACTGGTGATGATGAACATGAACAGAAGATAAAAGTAGGCGGCTGGGATACAGAAAATGATGCTCTTGGTGGTGTAAAAGTAGATTAAACTTATGAGTAGGCATCTATAATATGACAAATAAAATTATTCCGATATGGAAAGATGATGCAAGTTGTGCAGAAGAAAGTGAAAACAAAGTCTTCTGTATGGCACCTTGGTCACATACTTATATCTCACCGCAAGGTGAACGTAGACTATGTTGCGCATCACGTGAAGAACATTCATTTCAGAAACAGTACATTGATGCATCAAATGATGAACGTTACGGCGAGGTAACTGATTCTAAAACTGATGCTGATGACTTCAATCCGATGACACTAGAAGAACATTGGAACTCTCCTTATATGAAAGACATTCGTAAGAAGTTAATGGCTGGAGAACGTATCCCACAATGTGATGTATGTAATGATGACACTCTATCTCTAAGTTCATATCGCAAATGGTTTACTGGTGTTCTATTTAAAGATAAGATCCAAGAAGCGTTTGATAAGACAGATGATGATGGGCATACAACTATGCCTACGATCTCGTTTGATTATCGTTATTCAAACTTATGTAACTTTAAGTGTCGCATGTGCGGAGAGCAATTATCAAGTGCGTGGGAAGCTGAAAAGAAAAAACATGGTCTATGGTCAGTTGAGAATCAACCTTTTATGCAACCAACTGTTAAACAGAAGATGCAAAAGTTCCAGAGAGATGTTGCTGAACCAGAATTTAAGAAAGCAATCTCTGATGGTATCGTGGAAGAAATTTATTGGGTGGGCGGCGAGCCGCTAATGTACGATATGCATTGGTGGGCATTAGAAGAAATGGTCAATAACGGTTCTGCAAAGAATTGTCATTTGCGCTATAACTCTAATCTATCACGTATCGATTTCAAGGGAAAACATCTATTCGATTATCTTCCGCAGTTTAAAGACTGGCTTATGTGTGCATCAATCGATGGCACTGGTGATATTGTAGAGTTCATCCGCAAAGGTATAGTATGGGAAGAGTGGTTAGAGAACTTCAAGACTGGACTAGCAGCACCTGGCGGTAAACACAAAATGTTATTTGACTTGACTATCACTGGTCCGGGTATGTTCTCACTAAAAGATTTATTTGACTTATCACTAGAGCTAGATGTACGTATGGAAACAAAGATTATGTTTGCGTTTCATCCTGATATTGTTATGTCACCATTTGCATGGCCTAGAAAAATCTTAGACAGAAAGATTAATGAGTTACTAGAGTATATGGAACCTATTGCAACTGGTAAACAGGCATCACTAATCAATACATTACGTGAAATGAAAAAGCGTCCTACATTTGCAGAACAATGGCCAGACACATATATAGAAAAGTTTAAGCATGGTAAAGGTTACCAAGACCAACTTGATAGAATTAGACAAGACCAATATCGCTTAGAAGATATCTATAAGTTAGATTTTGAACTATGGCTTTGGTGGACACGATTTGATAGAGTAGTAGGAGAAGTATGATGCAAAAAGATGTGAAATGTTCATTGCCATGGATCCATACTAGTATACATACCACTGGTAGAGTACGCAGTTGTTGTATTGCTAAAGATGAAATTGATGACAATGGTGAATTTCTTGATGTAATGAATCATAGTTTCACTACAATTATGAACAGTTCAAGTATGCGTGATATACGAGCGCAAATGAGAATGGGTAAACAGCCTAAAAATTGTCAGACATGTTGGATCGATGAGAATAACGGAAAAAATAGTAAGCGTATGTATGAAAATACATTAGCAGAAAAGTTACATGGTAAAATTGATTATGATTCAGAACCTACCTTCTTGAAAGATATTCAACTGGGCGTTGGTAACATATGTAATCTAAAATGTAGAACATGTAGTCCGTATTGTAGTACAAAATGGATCAAAGAATATAAAGATAGTACTGGAGAAGATTCTGCAACGTTCAATAACATAACAACTAATAAACAACAAATAGGCAGTAAGTTCTGGGAAGATTTCGAAGAGTGGAGCAAGACTGTAGCTAGATTAGAAATCATGGGAGGTGAACCATTCTTTATGAAAGAGTTTGAAGTTCTCATTGATCGATTAATTGCAAATGGTAGTAGTAAGAACATTAGTATATCTATGAGTTCAAATGGTACTATATTTAACGAAAAATTAATAAACAAAATTCTTGATAATTTTAACTTCTTGGGAATACAGTTTAGTATTGATGGATTCGGAGAACATTTTGATTATTTGCGTCATGGTAATAATTGGGCGAATGTCGAACAAAATTTAAATAAATTCTTTGAATTGATGATTTCAAATCCTAGATTCATTATGGGAATAACAGTTACATTAAGTCAAATTAATATGTATTACATAAGAGAGATGCATCAAATAATCAGAGATACTTATCCAGAATCTAAGTCAAAAGGAAAAGAATTTAAGATATTCAATAATGTAGTACATTACCCTAGCTTCTATAGTAGTAATTGTATGCCAGAATCTATCAAGCAACAGTACCTGGACAAGATAATCAATCCAGAAAAATATGGACTTCCTAAATGGGATGAAAAAACATTCAATGAAGAGATTTCTCCATTAGTAAATCAAGTTAAGACGAGATCAAAAGACACTGATTGGAATGCGTTTGTCCGTGAAACAAATAGGGCTGACAAATATAGACGTGAGAATTTCAGTGAGACATTCCCAGAACTATGGGAAATATTCAAACCTCACTGGATTGAGAATGAGTAAGCAACAAAAATTCGATACAGGAAAACATTTCTGTGTATTACCGTGGATCCATATGCATGTATGGGCGAATGGTAATACCTATCCGTGTTGTCTATCGACATATGAATATAAAGTAGGTAACACAAATGAAAAGAGTTTCAAAGAGCTTTGGAACTCTGAAAAAATGTGCACCATGCGTAAGAATATGCTAGATGATAAACCAACAGAAGGTTGTAAAAAGTGTTACGATATAGAAGAGAATAATGGAGTTTCTATGCGGATGAATACAAACAAGTCATTTTCGCATCATATCGAACGTAAAGAGTTGACTAATAGAGATGGTAGTGTAGACGATGTGTTTATGTCTTATATGGATATTAGGTTTTCGAATATTTGTAACTTTAAATGTAGGTCATGTGGTCCAGAATTTAGTTCATTGTGGTATGATGATGCAATTGCACAAGGTAGATGGTCATCTAAAGAATCAAAAATCTTTCGTGTGAAAGATACGATCACTGAATTGTGGGATGATATGAACCAATGGATAGATACTGTTGAACAAATATACTTTGCTGGTGGCGAACCACTTATTATGGATGAACATTACAAGATATTAGAACACTTGATAGAAATAGGTAGAACTGATATTAATATATCGTATAATACAAATCTTTCAAAGTTAAAATATAAATCGAAAGATGTGATAGAGTTATGGAAAAAGTTTGAAC